AAACAAAATGTTTAGTCTTATAATTAAAACTAATAGTTATTTCTTTATTACCTGTAATGACGAAATTTATAAGAATACGCGTATTCTTGTCATCATGAATCATTCTACATCCAATAGGCTTATAATAGTTTATAATTTTAAATATATCTGCATCTATTTGACCAAGTTGAGATTGACCTGAATATCCAAACAAATGATTACTTTGTTTATCATAAAAAACATAAGTATCAAATGTAACACAACCAGAATGCTTATCGTCAATTCCTGCATATCCGTATTGAGAATCACATATCTGTGTAATACCATTAGTAAATGGGTCAGACTCTTTTAATTCAATATCTGTTTCATTTGAAATAAGCGTTTGAGTAGCATCAAATTTATAAAGAGAACCTTTAGTATGAACAAATATATTGTTTCCTATAGAAAATAGTTTAACAATAATTCCTCTATCTGTAGGAATATTGTAATAATCAGAAGATATAAATCTAAATATAGAATTATTAAATGTTTCATCAGATAGAACTGTACTTACTCTAATAGTATTATTGAAATCAACTCGTGTGCTGTCGTCATATTCTCTAAATAGTTTATTTCTATAATTTTTATACATACCTTTAAGTTCATATATAAAACTTAAAGTAGCAGAATTTATAACTTTAGCAACTTGCTTTAATCCAGAACTAGCATTACCTATACTGAAAATTTGGTCATTAACATCTTCTGTAAGACTCAAATAGTTCAAATTAAAATTACTTCTAATAAAATAAGTAATACTATTTTGAATTTGTATATAACCATTAAACTCACTAAGACTTAAAGTGTTACCTCGTTTAGCATTATATACATCTTTTCCTGAAACATAACAGCTAGAAGATAAATCAAAATCTGGTTTTTTAACAAGACAAAAATGAGATCCATAAAATCCTTTATCAACTGTTGTAGTATCTGTTTGTTGTAGAAGATAATATGGACTACATTTAATAAGTCCATAATTTTTTTCTTTACTTGTATCTCTATCTATTATTACATAAAGTTTATCATTTGAATAATTTCCACTTCCTGTCCAACTAATATAACCACAGTTACCAAAAGCAAGAACAGGAAACGAAGAACCACTAGAATAATACTTAGCGTTCCTAGTTATAGTAACTTCCTTTCCATCACTATCTATTTTTATTATTTTTATATCAGTATTTATATTATACAATAAACAATCTACTTCAATACAATTTACTATATGTGTATCACTGCTTAAACTTCTATAATTAAAACATTCAATTACCTGCCTACCTATATTAACTATAGAAAAGAAAAACCCTTTATATCTACTAATAGGAGGTGGAGTTTTATAAGTAAATGATAAGTCAATAGTATCTGTGTTACTTTTAATACCGTCAGTTTCTAATGTAGTTAAAAGTTTACCATTAGTAATTATATGATTATCGTCAACATAATGAACATAAACATTATATTTAGATAAAGGCATGAGAGTTGATTTTTGGTTAAGATGTTCAGTTGTATCACTTGTAGTAATATAACTATTTTTAATACTGAAATTACATACAGATTTCCATTCTGTGGTTTCAGCATTAATATAAAATCTTTTGTTAAAAAGTTTCTCTTCATTTGTAATTTCTTCACTATCAAGAGTAAATTTAACAGCTTTAAATACAACAGTTGCTGTACAAACTCTCACAATTTCACCATCAAAGTTAAATACTAATGAACCATTTTCATCTATACCAACAACCTTATTTTGAATTGTTTTAAAGACCTCATTTTGTATTTTATTTTTTATAGAAAAATTAATATCTAAATTATTTGCATTTTCATATCCGTAATCAACATCGTCTTTCTTACCTATATAATTAGACTTATTCATATAACTAGAAAGTCCAATAGAATATGTTTTAGTACCAGAAGAAAATTCTATATAACAATAAACAAGTCTATTTTTAGCTTCTATTTCATCTTTTATATTTTTTTGAATAAAAGCTCTAGCTTCATTAGTAAAACCTTTATTTCTAGTAGCCCAATACTTGTTCTCCATTTCTCCTTCTACACCCCATCTTTTTGTATATTTGTTAAATAAATATACTCCATTTCTAGTTTCAGTAAATGTAGTAGAATCTCTAGAATTAGCAGAGCCATAAATAAAAGTAAAACCTAAGTCATCCCATTGATGTGGCTTTGTATCTCTATCAAAAAGCCATAATCCTCCTTTTTCATAACATTGGAATACACCTATTTTACCAGCATTATATAAACGTTCCTCTGTATATCCGAATATAGCATTATCATAAGCATCATTGAAAATATTATAAACTGTACATAAATCAGGAACATTATTATAATCCCATTTTATATCGAAACTAGCTATTTTATTTTTTTCTATAGTATTTCCTTTATATAAATTTGATATATCATAATCAAACATATATGATTTTAAAATAGAGGAAACAACAGAACGAGAAACTAAACTATCATAATATCCTAAACTATCATTAAATACAAGTTCGTTTCCATCAAGCTTCATATTACGATATAAAACATTATTGCTTCCATCAGGATCAGAATGAACATAACCTACAGACAAGGCTTTACTTATTGCATTAACGTTTTCGTTTATATTGCTTTCAATATAATTACTAATATATAATTTATTTTTAAAACTAGTTATATTACGAACATTATATATTTCATAAGTAGTAGCAAGAAGTTCATCTATATCAACGTCTTTTACTTGTTCGTAGTCAAAATAAATTTTATTAGTATTAATATCAAATTCTTTCCAAATACGAGCATTGGTAGAATCGTCATGAGAAACAATAAAACCTAATTGAAAACTTTTATATAAAGATTTAGCAGATGTATTAACAAATGCAACATCAAATATAAAAGATTTAGCTGAATCAATACGATAATTTATATAATTAAGACCTCCTTGAAGTGTATTTATTTTGGTAGAAGTTCCACCAAAAATAGGACAACTACAAAGATACCAATTAGTATAAACATCAGTTCTAATTTTGTATCTAATAAAGAACACATATGTTCCATTAGGTATAGTTTTTGCATATGTATTATTAAGAGTAAGATTACACATAGGAACTTTAGGAGCTTGTGTGTAAATACTCTCATTATCTGTTTCTTTACAAAAAGAAAGATTTATATGTTTTATTGGAATAAGTTTAGTTTTGCTATTTATATATTCAGCAATAGAAAGAATCTTCTCTCCACTAATATTAGTAGTTACAGTTCCATCTATTTCTCCCCCACTATATTTCCAACCACATTGTATTTTTGTAGCTGTTTTAGTTTTTTCATTATATTCATATATTCCACTATTATTGTCAGTATGAGTGAAAATATAAATTATGTTGTCTAAACCAACTATATGTCCAACAATTTGTTTGTCGGATAAAGCAGATATGTCGTTATAACCAAAATCAGATACAAGAGAACCATCAGAATCAAGTTTCATATTTTTAGCAAACATGAGACTTCCTTCTTCACAATTCTGAGGATTTTGATTAAGATTTAATTTAGGTATTACTCTCATATTGTTTTAGCTTCTTGGAAGAAAAGTACTATTATAAAAGAAATTATTCCAACCATCTGAACTACGACTAATTGCTATTTTAACAGAAGCCATAGCTTTAGGTTTAAGAACACTCCATTGCATATAAGGATTAAGAACTTGATTAGGACTTGAAAGACTATAAACTTGATGTTTGCTACCTCTGCTAAGATATTTAAATAAACAATACCAAGCAAGTGCTTCAAGAAGAAGTCCGTTGTCATATATGTAAGGAACTTGACATTGATAATATTCATCAAAATAAGTAGCAGTTTCATAACTCTCTACTTCAATTTCATCTGTGTCAAAATTAAGTTCTATATTATTTCCATCAAGAACAAAATTATGATTTCTATTTGATGCTACAACAGTACCAACAGTCATAAAGTTAATTCCTGTTTTATTGGTATCATCAATAACAGCAATTTCTTGTGGCATAGTTTTCGATGATTTACTACAGCCACAAGAATTATCACTATTTAGTTCCATTATTTCACAACCATGTTTATCATAAACTCTAAGTTCTTTAGCATTTATTATACATGGAAATTGAGCAACTCTATTACTTACTTCAAGTTTTCTACGCTTTCTTTCCATTGGCAGAACTTGCATTTGTGATAGAGCATCTATAGTCCAAGCAGCAACTCTTGGAATCCAATCAGATTCACTGATATTAAAATCATTATCTATTTTACCTATTAGTCTTGACAAAGGTAATTGGTTTTTGAGCTTCATTTCTTATAAATTTAGTATATAAAATTTTATCAACCTTATCACACAAAGTAACTTTAGTTTTAAGATCAACGGCTAACTCACAAATCTTATTTGTATTGTTATTGCAAAGTTTAATTAGTTCATCATTGCTTTTTCCTCGTAAAGACCTGTGTCGATAATCCCCAATTTCAAGTTTAAAAGTACTACCACCAGAAATCTTACAGTCTATAAGAGGAATTTGATAACAATATTCATTACAAACAAATACTCTTTTATCTTTAGCTTTATATTCTATTCCGTTACGAATACACCAATCAGCTTCCTCTTTATTATAAATTCTTTCACCTTTTTCTTTAAGTTCTTTTTCTTTCTTTTTAGTAGCAGCATAATCAAGCATAGGTTTCTTTTTGTCAAAAACACAGCGATTAACACATATCCAACCTATACCGTTACTAAAAGAATAGCCTTGTCCTTCAAGAATTAACTTTTTATGAACTTCAGTATAATATACTCTAAGATATTCAGTATATTGTTTAAGTGTAAGTTTTAAACATCTATTATAAAAATCTATATCTTTAATACATTGATATAATTCTTTCTGCTTAGAAGCTAAATCATAAAGATTATATAAATCAGTAACAAGTTCGTAGTTATTTTGTTTATTTATAAATAGACCTTTAGCTACTTTATAAAACGTACCTGTTATATATTCATTGTTCTTAAATTCAATATAATCAAAAAGTTTTATTCCAAACTCTGTTTCATATACTTTAGCCCAAGAAGAAACATTAGTATGTTTTACATCAACGTCTTCTTTTAATGTTTCTTTTAATTTAAGAGCATCTTCTAGTTTTTGTTTATTACTTTCTATAAACAATCTATAATATGTTCTAAAATTAATAGGTGTTTCTTTAATTGCCATATTAGTTATACTTTATAGTATCTGGTATTTCATTAGTTTCACGAACATTACTTAGCAAATCTCGTTTATAAATAATATCTTTAATTTGTCCAATCATATCTTCAGACAAAAGAAATTCATTTTCTTCCATAAGAACATCCATATTGTCTACTTCTTTATTTGCTATTTGAATTTCAGTAGGATGTTCAAACGCAGATTCTACTATTATTTTTTCAAGTTCAAAAGCTTTATTGTCAGCAGGAAATATATAAATATAACCATTTATATAATCGTAACATGGCATACCACATAAACCAGGAACTGAATTTCTAAAACGAGCAGATGTTTCTTTAATAAAAGGAAATTCTCTAGAGGTTCTATAACCAACTGAACTAACTCTGTCAAAAGGAAGATTATTAGTAAGTCTTACAGGTGCTGGAACTTTTTGACAACTCCGTTTAATTAAAGTAATGTCAATATCTTCCATTCCTTCTGGAAGTTCAATTTCACCATCATAAACGTCTGTAAGATTAATTTTAAATCTTTGAACTAGACCTTTATCAACGTATCCGTGATTTTCAAAGCTTCTACGAATAACTTCATTTCTAGTATGAACTATAAGAAGTTTAATATTTTCTCTAAGAGCTTTATTGTTAGGTTGTTTTAGAGAATGAGCAAACTCAGAAACAAGCATTGCTATACTAGCCATATCTTAATCAATTTTATTATTAAAAATATTCCCCCGCAGATGTTGTGCAGTAGTACACTAACTAATTATTATACTAACACTATTATAATAACAATTAAGTTTCACAACCTTTCTACGGGGGAGCGCATTATCTAATGTCTTAATATGCCCTATGAAGCTCAGAACCTAAGCTATTTTCAATTTAATATGCTCGGCTGATATTCTTATCATAAACCATATTCGACTGTCTTAAATCGTTTGAAAATAATTATAATAATTTATCACTATTGTCTTATTTAATTTTAGAATAATAACCAATATTAAATTTATCACATATAGGTTTGAATATCCAAGACCAAGATACAGGAGCAAGAATAAAACTATTAAAAATTGTTTTACTATCACTTCCTGTAGCATAATAAACAACAGCAGTTATAATACTAATCGCAAGAAATATAAAACGTTTATTACGAGTACTAATTTGACTTTTCTTTTTATAATCTGTATAAAGTTTAATAGCAAGATATGTTGCTATATTAACAATAATACAAAAAGGAAAATCAAAACTTTCTAATGTTTTGTTTATAAGTTCTAAAACTATCTCTTCCATTATTGTTTTTATTATTTGTTATATATGTTTTACTATCATCAGCAAATATATTAAAAATCCTCGAATTAACCAAATTTTTATGTATTTTTAACCTTTAGATTACATATAGAATCTTCATTATTATATAAAACAATAGTAGTAGTAATTTCACAATTACTACTACTACACTTAAAATTGACATTACAATTATAAACAATTAAACTTTTATATCATTGATTCCCAATCTATTACAATACCGCTTCTACACATATCTGCGTACCAACGATTAAACACAAGACCATCATATCCATCTACATCATCAATGACATCTTTAACATACAAACATAGATGTTGCTCGTCTGGTACACTACTACCAAGAAAATCAGCTTTACACATATTAGCTACATATACATAATCATAAAGCTGATTGTTTTCAATTTCAACACGATATGCTTTAAGTAGAGAATCTATTTCTTCTTTTTCTAGTTTAACTAGTCGAGTCACACCCCCTGTAGAAGGGTTGTGTGATTCCATCTTACTAATAGCAAAATCACATAGTTTTCTGTTAAAGTGTCTACCATTATAACGAAGATAATGTTTCATATCTTCAGGCATATCGTCATAAATATCTAAACTATCTCTTCTCATATTATTAGAAATTAAAAAGGAGAGAAGAATATTCCTCTCTCCAATTACACTTAGTTTAATTAGTATCGAGGACGCATACCTCTACGATCATCTCGACTATAATCATCGTCATTATAATTATCATAGTCTTCATCATATCTGCGACCTTCAAGTCTACCATCTCTACGAGTTCTTGTTCGACTTTCAGATTCACGACTCTCAGAATATGCTTCATCAAGACATTCCATCACGTCACAAGCAAGTTCTTTAAGCTTATGAACTTTATGCTTAAGAGCATCAGACTTATCTCTTTTTATTACAATATACATAGCTTTACAATTTTAATGTTGGATTACTATTAGAGGATAATACATTCAGAATCTTATCAAGTTTTCCTTCCATACTTGAAACTTTTGTATCTAAATTATCAATCCTATCGTCTCGTTCTTTATCTTTAGCAAATATTGGATTTAACTCTTTTAGAAGTTCTTCACAAGACTTTACTGTTTGTTCGTGTTTATCACGATTTGCAAGTATTTGTTTAGTTTGTTGAAGTATTTTTTCTAATTCTGTTACAACTACTTGTTTGTTTTCACAAAGTATAGTAGCTCCATTATTATAACTAATTACAGAACTATTAAGAGGAACCTCAGGATAATCTATAACATTATTATCAACTTTTATTTTAAGTGTGATAGTGCCATTTGGAACAAATGATGAAGTACCGAACGTACCACCAAAAGCATTTCCATTTGCAACACTAATAACTTCACCTGTCTTATACTTTAGACCATCAGTCTTATCAATTATATAGATAGGACTACCTTGATTTAATACTGAAAACATATTACACTATCAAATTTAGTTTGTTGTTAGGTTTGTCAAATACAATTATATGATACCCTGTTGTAAGAGTAGTAAGAGCATTTCCTGCACTTGAAAGAAGAGGACGAGTAGAGCCACCAACAGAGATATTAACTCCAGTAACAGCAGTATCAGTCGCTCCAAGGAAATTAACTACCATGATACCTTTACAACCTCTACCAAATACATGACAAGGAAGTGTATAAATAGCGTTAGTAGTTGCACTACCAGCACTTGATTGAGTGGCATCCACTATGGGAATACCACCTCTATTGCCAACATATCCATTAAAACATTCTGCCATAATTTTAACTATTTAAGTATTAGTACCAAAATTGATTTTGAGCATTTCCACAACCACTATTGTAGTTACTACCACAACCGCAATTAGGCTGCAAACTAAAAGGATAGTAAGGAACTGTTACAGTATTAGGCTGAGCACACTTAATTTCTGCAAGCTGAGCATTGATAGGAGCAACAGCAGCAGCAATAGCCTGCTGAGTGACCGCATTCTGAGCAGCGATATTAGCGTTAGTCTTAAGAGCAGAATTAGCCTCACGAAGAGCATCAATCTTATCCATAAGACCTGAACGTTCCATATTGTCAAGCTTAGAAATAATAGCATTAGTTTGGTTAGCTGTTGTATCTTTGAGAGCTTGTGTGCTATTTTGAATTGCTTGACCTATTTGACAAGTTTGGTCACGAGTAGCATAAGCACTATCTGCAAAACCACGTTCAATAGAACGATTAATGAAATTCTGACCATTCTGAAGAGCATTAGTTTGATTCAAAGTAGCAATTTGATTCTCATAATTGCCCTTAGTTACAGTAGTACGCAAATCGCAGCAACATTGAGCAAGTTGAGAAGCGATACCTTGGTTGCCTTGCTGAATTGCATTTATAACCTGCTGACCAGACATACCAATTTGACCACTAACTTGAGTGATAGAACTATTAATATTGCAAATAGCTTGCTGAATAGCAGAAGTCTGAGTTCCTGTCAGATTAGCAAGATCACGAATAGCAGAATTATTGCCATTAATAGCCTGCATAAGAAGCTCACGACCTGCGTCATTGTTAACAAGATTACCAAGACTACCAAGTCCACCATTAGCACAAGACTGATTATTACCCCAAAGACCGCCGTTACGCATAAGTGGATACAAGAAGAATAGGAAAATTACCCATATCCAATTTCCACCGCCACCAAGACCACTATTGCCGTTCATCATAGAAGCAAGCAAAATGTTAGGGTCAATACCACTCTGACCGTTACGACCGTCAGGAATCATAAATACTTCATTAGTACTCATAGAACTTTGTTTAATTTGATTGTTAATACTTTTATGTACGTTACCGGTATTTGTACAATGCAAAGTTACAATATCAAAGTTCCATTCATATAATTTTGCTCAAAATAAAGCGACCTGTCTAATTATCAATGAATTAGACAGGTCGCTTTATGTTCAAGCAGCACACGCCACTACAAAGCCTCACAAGCCATGTTTTTCTTTATATTCTGCTATATGATTTTCAACTTCATCTTGCCACCAATACTTCTCACCACCAAGAGTTTTACGAGGATGTGGTATTCTACCATCAGCAACCATTCTTGTAAGAGTAGAACGAGAAACATTAATATGTCTTGCAAGTTGTTCTGCATTTAACTTTCTATGAATAAGCATATTTGCTATTTCAGTTAATTCTCTATCATCAACTTCACAAGTATCATCTTCTATTCTTTGAGCTATTTGTCTAAAGATAGCAGCAATAACTTTCTTAGCTTTAATCGTGATTTGAAGAATTTAAGATATATAGTTATTAGCATTGTCACTATTGTTATACATACAAATAATATAAAATAATTTGCATCGTCAAGAGGTATTCCTATATAAAAATCATAAATGTTTAAAGCATCAATAAGAACACTATAATGTAGAAACATTCTATAATAATTACAAAGTTGAAAAGTATAACTAGCAACATAAAGGTATATAATTGGTAGTAATGATATACCACCAATATAATTTAATGGAATATCATTACTACCTAAGAAGCTTAGAAAAGAATTTATACAATGAACAATAGCTATAAGAATTGGTATAACTTTTGTTATAAGTACAAATCTTCTAACAGTACGTCTATTCAAATTTTCCGCCATTTTCAAAACTTCTACGACCAGATTTTGTAAAACCAGCTTTAGGAATCATTGGATTAGGTCTATTAGAAGACCTATTAGGGTTACTTTTAGAATTTGTTTTACGAGAAGTAACAACTCTTTTTCTAGTATTTGTCATAATTTATTCTATTTGAATGTTAAGTATATCAGGATAATCTTTTGTTATATCATAAGTAAGACAATCTTTTATTGTTTCAAGTTGATTTATCTCTACATAATGTTTTTGAGTATTATCAAAACATTTTTTAGCGTACATTTCTATAGCAGTAAGAAATGTGAGTGCCTTATCTACATTAATCTTTATAGGCATAGTGTTAAACCAAAGAGTTGTAACATCTACTCCTTTACTCTTTTCAAGATTAATAGTATTAAATAATACAGCACGAGTTAGTTTATCAAGCCAAACTTCTTTGTTATTAAGTATAAAACAATTAACTTCTGCACTACTATCATATTCTTTTTGCAAAGATAATAAATGATTTTTAATATCAAACAATGTAGGCTTATTCTTAACAATTATTGATACTATTCTTATATCATCTTCATCTTGCTTTCTTTTTTCCATATTCTTAGAATTAGGTGATAGTCTAAGAATATGTTTATCGTTTATAGGATTGATACATTCTAATCCTATAAGTTCATCTTTTTTAGTATTTATCCAACGCATATTAATTTTGATTTAAATAAATTTATTATTTACATTTTATAATTCCTCTGTAGCATCATCTATAACATGAACAGTACTTTCATCTCCGTTATACATTATACGACCACCTCTAGCTTCCATATAAAATCCATTATCCATAGCTAAAAAACTTATTCCTCCTTCGGGGCTGTTGTTAAAACAAGAGCGAAACAATGCAGCATCTGCTCCGCCAATATAATTAAAAAACATATCACAAAAACCAGTATCACTAGAACTTTTATCTTTACATAATTTAGGAACTATATCAGCATGAGAACCAAATATCATTTGTGTAATATATGCAAAGCTATTGTTATTCATATCTTGATATAGTTCTATAATTCTTGAAGTTTTTGAAGCTGGGTCATAAATTCTTATGAACTTTTGATACTTATTTGTATAATCTTTAAGAAAGTCTTCTTTACTAGTATATGTAACATCTTCTCCTGTATGTTTAGTAATAATACAACTACCTTTTGAAGAAATATAGTCTGGCATGTATATATTAGAGTTCATATCAGTAGAACTATCTCTAGAAGTATACATGATATATACATTACTAAGTATTTCAGCTGTATCTCCCCAACAACTTTCAAGACCCCAAAAATTAACAGTTTTTATATCAGAACCAATACCTGCTATAATTTGATTTATATCAGGCCTATATGGACCATTTCCAGTAGTCGTGTTAGTATCTGTCATACCAAGTTCATCAGTACTTCCTGTAATTTTTGCATAGTATTTATTACCATAATATGAGTTCGTACCAAATCCACATATTTGTTGACTTCTTAAAGAACTATAATAGCCGTAAAATAAGAACGCAAATAATTTAGCCATATCATAATCACAAAGACTAAAATTTTCACCACGAATAGCGGCAAGAGTAGAAGCCTTTGAAGGTGTTAAATCGCTTACAGCTCGTTTACCTGAAAGACTATAAAGTTTATTATTTATTTTACAAGCTGGATAAACACCAACAAGTTTATATTGGCTCCATTTACACCATTTACTAACATCTTCAGTTGATGGAATTTCTATTGCAATAGTTACAGCAACATAATTTGAATTTGGTTTTGATTCTCCTTTAGGGGTCCAAGATTCAGTTTTATAATACACATCACTACCAAATTTTAAAAGCACATCAAATTCACCACTTTCATTAGAAATATAATTTGCAGCACTAGTTCCATCAGCAAACATTTTGCGGTTACTATCAGAAAGTTGTTTAAGTCTTACACCTGTAAATCCAATATTTTTACTAACATAAGCATGTGTGTTTTGACGAAGCCAAGTCAAAGTATTATTACTAGGATTTCCAACAGACCCACTACTTGAAATACTAGTCAAAGTTCCATCTGAATTTAGAATACAATTTTCAGATACCATAGCATCAGGATCATTTAAACCATTAAGATATCTTTGATCTATAATAAAAACTACAGGACGCAAACCATAAACAGTAAACGTAGTACTATTTGACTTAGTTACAGTATTATTGCAAGCATGTAATGTAACTATAAGATTAGCAGTACCTTGTTTTTTAGTTGTAACTGTAGTACCTTGAGAAGATGTATTTATATTAAGAATATCAGGGGTAGTTGTACTATAACTATAAGTAGCACCCTTAAGTTTAGTTGAATCAGTAGGAACAGGGCTTACAGAAATTTCTACTTTAGAATTAATAGGAACATCTGATTCGGTAGATATAGAAATATCTTCTATTTTTTTAGCTACAATACTAAGAATAGTATTTGGTTTGCTACTTGCTGGAATGTTATTAAATTCTTCTTCCGAATAATAACTAGGATATGCAGTTAAAGTAAGTTGTACACTCCAAGAAGCATTCTCTTTTGGGTCATCAACAACGAGATACCCATTTTCTACTCGTATTCTATCCTTAATATTTTGCTCTGAAATATCACCATCTATAACAAAATTAGAAAAATCATATTTCCATTTAAGAAAACTGTGATTTATACCAGAATCTGTATCAATAGAAATTGGCTCACGAGTACCTTCTTTGATTGTATTTGTAGAAAGAGCAATAGTAAACGTATCTGCTAGTTCTTCATCACAAATAATATTCAAATCTTTAAATTGAGATTGAAGCGCATATTTAAGAAACTTCTGCATTTTACGGCTAGAAGTAGTAATATATCCACTTACTTTACTTTCTATATCTTTATGTTGTCCTATTGCAATAAATTTTTTAATTTGGTCATTTGTAAGAATAATAGGACTACTTTGAGTCCCATTATTCCAAGTATATTTATTTAACTTCATATTTATGAATTTATAAGATTGTATATTTCGTCAATTCCAAAAGTTGCTGCTCCATAATTATTAGAACCACTTATAGAAATCTCTCTAACTTCATCCATACTTTGAGTATTTATTTCTTTAATATTTGGCTTATTAGTAAGAGTAATCTTTGTAAGACTTGCAGGAAGATTTACGACTTTAAGATTGTCCGTAGATGGGAAAATAAATTCTTCAACTCTATTGTCATTGCGAGCTTCAAGTGTTTCAAGTACAGGGAATACTGTAAGATCAACAACTCCATTAAGATTAGTCAAACCTGCAATATTAAGTTTTTTACAACAACCAAATACAAGTCCTTTAGTATTAAGATCTACAAGATTAGGATTGTTGTAATCGTATTTGGTTCCTTTTGCATCTTCTACTTGCTCATATCTTCCAATATTAATTTCTTCAAGATTTACAAGAGATCCCCAGCCAGTATAAATAGAACTAATGTACCAATGTGAAAGGTCATTAATAGTTCTAAGATTTTTGCAGCCTCTGATACCAATACGAAAATCTCCACCACTTTCATTTACAATGTTATCTGCATTAGTTTTAAGAGTTACTTTTTGACTAACTCTATCAACTATGATACTATTTTCAACTACATCGTTTACTTCGATAAATGCTTTATCATGGAGTGTATTACCTATAGTGAGATAAGAATAAGCTCTTTCATAAGCAGTAAGCTCAATAGCCCACCTTTTTGTACCATTAGGTCCAGTATGCCAATACTTATTTCCAGCATCAGGTATATTAGCAAAGCCGCTAACATTAAACTGAACATTATCTGTAGTAAAATCACTAGACGCTCCACCAAATACATAATTCTCTCCACCTTTAAAATAACAACGATTCTTTACAAACCATTCATTGTGCTCTTTAGCAGAACCATGAGCTTTTTGATAATCTGAACTAATACTTGTATATGAATATTCGGAGTTAGCATTATATATCATTGCATTATATAAGTCAACTTGATTATCGTGCATATATTTCAGCATACCTTCAGAAGTCAAAATACCACCAGCAAACAAATAGTTGTAAATTGTTTTTATTTCTTCTTTAAATACTTCAAAAACAAGTGCCCAAAAATCAGGACCTCTACCATCATGTTTACCATCGTAAAGTCCATCAGTGTAAAGAACATTATAAAGGAACTTAAAGAAGTTATCATTATCACAACCAAGACCAGAGTCAAAGTCATAACCTAGAAGTCTAAGAAGTTTTTGCTGTTTACCATAATAATCAGTTACAACATCTTGCTCCCCCGTATAAAAGGAGAAAAACTGGTTCTTAGTATCTTGGTCGCATAGTAAATCGTTATCTATAATAACAGCATTAAATAGAATTTGATTAAGAACAACATAATATTTAAGTTCTTGATGAAATTTACTCTTTCTATTTGCAAGATTGTCAATTACTTCTGCTCCATTGATTGTAAGTTTGTTATTATAACTTTGGTCATGTTTGCCATTAAGTGCTTGATCACCTATGTTATAAGGAGAACAATTATATACAAAATCAAATAGCCTTTGAATAGGACCAGTAGTTTCAAGTCCTCTATTAGACGCATCTCGGTTTGCAGGAACGGTATCACCACATACAGAATCTATATCTGGATATCTATATTCAAGGTGTGATAATCCAGCAGTACCATCACCTTTCCAAACACCTCCATTACTAATATCATAAGTATGGAAGTTACAAATAGGAGAAGCGTTATCTCGCCATTCAACAGAGAATGTTTCATCTTTTTCATCATCATGCCATGTTCTAGTACCATCAGAGTTAACTGTCCAATAACCTCCAAAACCAAATACTTGCATATTAGTTTTATCTGTAATAAGGTCAAATTGTCCAGAAAAAGCTGTGACAGCAGCATTAGATGTTGGATCACGAAGAATACTTTGACTAGTTGTACGCTTCATTTCAAATGCTATAGATGGAACACCATCGACGCATTGACGAGTTTTAACCATAGCTATTTGTTCAGTACGAGTTAACTTAGGAAAATTTTCAACAACAGAAGCAAGCTCTTTACGTTGCGGTGGAGTCAAACAATCTTCATAAACATAAGTACCTTGAACTTGAACAGAAGCTAAATATCTAGCACCATCTTCATACATTTTAGCTATAGGTAAGTTTCTAGCTTGAGTAGATTCATTAGGATTCTTCTTCATTGTAAGAAGATAACAAGGCAAAGAATCTCTATCAGGAACAAAGAATACATTAGCTTTTTTACCATACTCTGTATATTCAGTTGAAAATGTTTGAGAAAGATCATCAAACCAATGAAGTTTAATAGTTCCTCTAACATCCCAACGAACATTACCCTTAGTAGAGTCTTTTGTAGATGTTCCTTGACGTCTTGCTCTAAGAGAACCAGGAGTAGCACCTTCAAGCCAATATGTATTTTTAGAATCTATAATGCCTTTACCTTTTTCATCTACAGTAAATGAGAATTTATACCAATCTTGTCTATCTGTAGTGTTAGTAGCAGAAGTAGAACCTTGAAATCCACCTTCAGGGATATTATTTCCAACAAGACTTACATTATTGCAAAAATCTGTTGCAACAACTACAGCAAAAGGTACAGGTCCTCTTTTTTGTTCTGCAAGATATTTACCATAAGCAATAGCCTGTTTTAGAGTTATAACAGGTTGTCCTGTTCCATCAAGTTCATAAAAATTATTTTTATTATACAAAGCAGACATTTCTCCAGCATCGTCTAAGTCCATTGTACGAGTTTGAAGAATATCAAAAGCATTTGTATAAGAATTATAATATCTAAAATCAAATAAGTCAAGGGCAGCTCCGTCTCCACCAAATACTACTTCTGTACGATTTGCTAAAAGTTGACTAAGAGTTTGATTAGGAATAATACCAAAACCTGCAATCTCACCGTTTATATAATATCTAGCTTCATGCTTTGTAGCAACTCCGTCTTGATAATACGGTTGAACTGCAATAGTCAAATCAATTCTAGTATTAGCACTAAATCTACGAGAGTTATGACCGGTAGCACTTTGTATTTCATCTGGACGACTAAGAAGATTAGCTCCTACTCCAATATAAATACTATCACCTGTTACATAAAAACCAACACCATCTGCATCAGAATAACAATCTATTACTCTTTTGTTAGCATCACTAACACCTGTCACTCTAAATGACATTTTAATAGTAAAGCCAGTTGAAAGAATACCACCACCTACACTGTTTGCAACAAATTGAGTTTCATTATAAAACGGATAAAAATTCTTAATTCTAGCACGAGCGGTTCCAACAAGATGAAGATGATTTTCATCTCTCCAACCTGTATTGTTATCAAATTGAACATTATTAAATTCTACTTGATAACCATTATTAGCCCATGTATTTTTATCTGCGTCATTGTTTGTTCTATTTTGAGCTGTAAGATAAATTACAGGATTTTCTTTAGCGACCCAGGTGATGTTACTAGCAGTAGCTTCAAAAATAATATCTACAGAATTTCTAATACGAGGTTCTCCTTGAGGATTTGTATCGATACTTCCATCTTCCTTCAAAAAAGGAATACCAATTTGAATTTGATTAGATGTACTAGGAACAAGATATTTCCAAGTATTACGTGAACGATTGGAAATACTACGTTCACCTTTTTTAATATATTTACGAGCAACAGAATCCCATTCACGAAGAAGAACAATTAAATTATCTGTTTCAGTAAGAGCTGGGTCAAATGCAGAAAACACAATATTGTAATAATCTTTTTCTACTGCACCTTTAATCTCTTCATAAGTGATATAAACGTCATCTGCTTGTGCTCCAACAGTTGTGAAAATACTAGTTGTTAAAGTTTCTGACCTAGTTTCACCATCTTCAAGAAGCAAATATGCTTTAACAATATGAGCACCAGCAGTTAAAGCAGGAACTGTTACAGTTGCCGCACCAGCAGTATTAAGTGTATTAGTTACAGTTTGAGAACTGTTTTCATCAACACTACCTGTTGCTCCAAAGAATTGAACAATAAGTTGAGCACTAGAACCTGTGAATTGTGCTTGAAATCTAAGAACACGAGGATCTGCAACGTTAATTTGATTATCAGTACTAAGTGTTGCAGATTGACGAGTATATTTGAGACGTTTAACAGCAGAAGATAATCCATCACTTGTGTACGCTCTAATTTTTACAGTAATAACATCATTACCAATTTGAGCTAAATATGGAGCTAAATTCGGAGTTTCAATTTCGTCATCGGCACTACCTGCTTTAACGTCTGTTAAAGTGATAACACTATTACCAATAGTTATTTCTACTGTAAAATCTGGATTATAAGTTCCATCTACAGTACTATTAACTTTATAAAAGAAAGTAACTTTTTCAGCTGTAGCAACAAAAGTTCTATTAAGTGAACCAACAATGCTAACTGCAACTTGACTATAGTTACCACCTTGTAACATAGCAATAGTGTTCTTCAAAGCACTCTCAACTTCAGCGTGAGAATGTCCTTCCCAAGAATCAAAAATATTTTCTATTTCAGCCATAATTTAAGTATTTAATATTTCCATTTTTCTTTACCTTTCCAAATTTGTCTTCCTTTCCATATACGAAGAGCAGCCTCCCATATAAGAACACTACCTTTATATATAGCGGTTACTACTTTTTTACCAATGTAAACAGCAGTAATTTCTTTATTATTTACGTATATAGCCATAGTTATTCAAAATCATCATCTGGTTCTGTATCAGGTTGTTTTTCAAAAACAAAATAGATTTTATTCTCTTCTAGACCATCATTGTTTTTAGTTTCTTCATAATCGTCTTCTGTCATTTCTGCAAAAGCATATCCGTTAAGATTTGTTTCAACTACAGTAAGACGCTTTGTACAATCTACAATAGCACTTGCAAGTTTAAGTGCTTCTTGTTGATCTTTAGAAAGAAGCTCAATAGCGGCAAGAGCTTGCTTAGAAAGAGCTACTGCATCTTTTACAGTATCATTAAACGCATATTGCTTATTCCAAAGTTCTGTAAGAAACTTTTGGGTCATTGACCTAAAACTATCTGTACCAAAACTTTCAGTAAGTGGTATTCTATTTGTACCAATACTTAACGGTTGCCAATATTTATCATTAAAAATATCTATACCTACAGGAACAGGGCGTCTTGATATATAACTATTGCCTGTTTTACTATCAAATACACAAGATATCCTATCATAGGCTTTAGTATTATCAAAAGCTCCTTCAAACGTAGGTGCAACTTTACCTAAATTTTCAATCACTGATTTCATAACGCAAATCTTTAGTTACAACATCAACCTCTCCTTTATAATGTACTACTACCATAAAGTTATGAGTAGTATTCATTTCTATATTAGTACAAGTTAAGAATGATGTTACTTGTTCACCATCAAAATAATAATCAATAGTTACAGCTGTAGGTTTTAGAGGACGTCCGTCATAATAAAGTTTAATGTCTGCACATGCGGTTGCGACACCATCAACAACATCATATCGAGGTTCCATTTCTACATAAAGTCCTTTATTCTTACCATCCTCTGTATCTATAGGGGTGTTATGTGTAGGTTCTGTATCTTCAGGACCAAGATGAAAATGTTCATCAAATCCATTGTCAAACTTATGTTCAAGAAGAGCACCATCCTCTGGATTAATCTCAAATTTAGGTCTTTCTCCACAACTAACAATAGCTTTCAAATGACCAGTTTCATCTACAGGGAAGACGAAACTAGTAGAATTATCTTTATTCTTATAAAGTTGATTTAACTTAGCTTTAACATATTTAATAAGTAAAGTAGCAAGTTTATCATTTCCAAGTTTCCTTGCTGCTACTGCACTATTAAACATATTAAAACATTCGATAACTCCACTGTTTTTATCACTACAACTAGCTTTACAATCTTGTAACATTTCCATACCATAGTCAGCTAGTAAACTAAGTATTCTGTGATAAACACAAATGTAATCAGCAGGAATTGTTACATAAACATATTCAAGATCTATTTGTTTAAAATTACTCATGATGTATAAATTTTATTATAAAGAACTTCAATAGCCTTTTGTTGTTCACTACTAAAAACATCTATGTTTTCAAAAGCATGAAGCAGTATGCTACTCCATTCTTGCTTAATTCTCTTATTTTTATTAACAATATAACCTTGAGCAGACAAGGCTACAGTAGTATGAGAAATACTTATAGCTTTCTGCTCAAGGTTACTTATTGCAATAGTTTTTATAGCTTCATCATACATAAGAACGTCTTATTAATGATTAAGAATTTTATTTTTAATATAAATTGAATACTCTTCAGAAATAAGACTAAGTTTGCGATTTAACTGTCTTATTCTATCAAGAGCAGTATTACCATTATATATAATAGCAATACATTCATCAGTTATGTCGTCTATCCATTGTTCTTTTATTTTTGTAGCAACGTTAACAGAATCATGTTCGTATGCTGAAAATGTAGAATAAAGGTTGTAGTATCCAGTACTAACTGTTTTATAAATATTTTGTGTTATATTGTCTTTATTAGTATCAATATTGTTATGTATTATTATGTCAATACATTGGTCTAATATAATAGATTTGAAACCAAGAAAAGAAGTTGAAACAACATCACTTATTCTATCACATTCTTTTTGTTCAGCATCTTGAATAGTTTTATCTAAAACTTGATTAAGTTTAACTACATTTTCACTAATTTCCTTTATTGCAGACGCCATTTGAAGCAATGGCTTGTTCTTGTCTTTAGACTTATAAAAATCTACAAGTTTGATAATTAGTGTATATAATATAAAAACACTACTTGAAATCAAAACTGTAGCATAAGATGAATTTTTAACGGCACTACTAACTATATCATTTACTGTTTGTAATTCATTCACCTTATCTAGATGTTCAAGTGTACCCTGTCTATTTGTAAGACAAGGTACACTTAATTAATACTTTAGTCTTTACCAGCCTCAGCAGCAGCAGCGGAAAGACCAAGAACTGTATCAAGAGTTGTAATTGCTGCTGCACCAACAGGTACAGCAATATGTACAGTCTGATACACAACTTCATCACGTTGCTTTGCTGAAACACGAGGAACAGCAAAACGAAGAGTATAAAGGGTATATTGATCTTCACTTACAACTTCAGGATAACCAGGATAAATCTCTTTACCATCCTCACCTGTATAGTTAAAGCCCTTACCAGCAGCACAACGAGAAGCCAAATCTTGAACATCAGCTTTATCAAGCTCGGCTTTCTTACCATGAGTTACCTCTGTAGGAGCAACGTCAAAAAGACCATCTGCACCAAGAACCTCAAAATCCTTTCCAGCTTCAAGCGCAGTAATTGTAATAGCACCACCGGTATTTGATGCTTCTACACCAAGATTATACTTGTTGCCATTAATCTGACCAACAATCTGCTTAGCTACATCAGCAGCTGTAGTTGTAGTAGCCATAGTAGTAAAAGTCCAATTACTACGTTCATTAAATACAGTACCCTTCTTTGTAATAACTACAGTATAATGAGTACCTTTCTCTGGAGTAGGAACTGTAATCTTAGCAGTAAAGGTCTTAGACGCTTCATAAGAAGCCTTAGTAACTTGAAGTGACTTAACATCTACTTCAGGAAACATAAGAGGCATTTTACCTGTAGCACGTCCCACTACAATAGAGAAGTTACTAGTAGGAGCAGCTGTAAGCAATGTGCCATCCTTCAAAGAAAAGAGAGCAATAGTTCCTTCTGGAACAGTAGTAAGATCTGTAGCTTTAGCAGCAGCAGTTGCATAAGCAGTTTTCTTACAAATAAATAGTTGTTTCATTACTTTTTATATTTATTGGTTAATTATTGTTGTTGAGCATTACCTTCATTACGATAATTATTTCTCATGTTCTCTTGACGAGCATTTTGTTCTTGAGCTTGTGCTGCCATAACAGAACCACTAACGGCAATACGATACAAGTCAACAGCATGTTTTACTATATCAACGTGCATGTATTCAGGCAAGTCACAATCTACGTTTGTTCCACCAACATCTTCTCTATATGCAACAACAGCAGGTTTAGCTATATAAGACATACGAAGTTGATAAGGAAGAAGCCCATCTGTAAGATAATATGTATGATTTTGTTTATCTTTGATAAATTTATCAATATAAAGATCAAAGACGTTAGTTCTATTATTACTATTATATGTAACAATTATAGGACTTCTAAGTCTTGGTTTAAGAACAAAGTCATTAAGAGTATCAGCTAAGAAAGTATCATCTATAATACGAACAGGAAAGAAATTTGTAACAAGAGCATCGGCTTCAAATATAGGAGGCGTATATTCTGTACTAGAATCTGTATATCCAACTTTTGATTTCTTATAATTCAATGAAAAATCAACAAGAAACATATATGGTTGAATACCTAATACAGAAGACATATTGTTAGTAGTCATACGACCTGTATAACTATCTGCCGCAGAAAAAGCAAAAATTACATTTTCTTCATCACTTGGGGACATATCTAAGATAGAAACATGATATAATGAACGAAGTGCATTTATTTGCCCTATCTTAGAATTGTCCGTGATTACTCTATCATTAGTAATACCAATGTTTTGTTTTATAATCTCATTAACAGTATCCATAATAGAAGTGTTAATGAGCAAATCAATCTGTTCAGGAAGAATTGCCCGAGTATTTTGCATACCCATTTGTTGGGCATATTGTCTAAACATTATGTGCATTTCGGGCGTTGTCATATCTCTTACTTTTAATTAGAACATTTTAAGTTTATTTTCATAAAGTTCTTTTACATCCTTATTATCAGGATTATTAAAGAAAGCTACAGCTCCATTCATATTAGAACCGATTAGAGTACCATCTGCTGTAGAAATCTGCTGATTAAACTCAGAACGAACAAGTTCTCCGCGAACAATCAAAGTTTCAATGAAAGCACGAGTAGTAATGTTCTTATCAGCAAACAACTTGTTAAACTTATCAGGATGTGTATTTACATAATCCATAAGATAAGACGTCTTTTCACTATCAGTCTTGATAAGAGCCTCTGATACATTCTCATTTCTAGATGCAACAATGGCAATGTATACAGCATTACGCTTTGTAGGAGATGCGTTAAGTTCAATGAAATTACGCATAGCTTGCATACGATATTCTGTAAGTTTCTTTTGCTTTTCAGCTTCCTTAGCCTCGTCCTTAATATAAAAACGAACAGAAGGATCTGAATTAACAATAGCAGTGTCTTTTGCTACATCTCTATAAAGAAGACAATGACGATAAATAATATATTGCTCAAGATTTACCGGATGACCAATCTTATATTTTTCACTTTCAAGAGTATTAAGAGCATTAACACGCTTCTTAATAGCATCCTTAATTGCAGAAAGATTAGTTCTATCTACTTTTGCATAATCTTCATCAATAGCATCTTCTTTCTTTTTGAAATCAAGATAATCTTTCTTTGTGTTATAAACAAAAGAAATGTCCAAAGGAACATCATTTTCATTTACAACAAACTGAATGTTGCTAAGCCAAGCTTTAACTCTACTTGTAAAATCAGCATGATTAGGTGATAGACCTACAAGTGCAGGAAAATAAGCATTTACTTCTCCGGAATTAGAAGAAAGAACTCGGCAAGAAGTAATAGAACTACCAATAGTTTCTTTACGTTGACCGAGAACTTTCATATTTACTTTACGATAATTTGAATAGTTATGAACAAGACTAATAATAATAGTTCGCTTATCCACATATTCTTTATTTAAATCTTCGTTATTTGCGTCACTACCACCTGACTGTTCTGGAACTTTAGTAGGACTACCTGGTATATTTGTTTTAATATCCATTGTTCTATATTATTACTGATTATTACTAATTAGAGTACACACTTCAAATGGAACATCTTAGTTGCATTATTCACTTGAAGACCATAACTATTCTTAATCTCATAACGTGACATATCTACCTCTGTAGAAATTGAGTTATTAGGAACAGAACCCCAAGAAGCAGGAATATCTGTAAGACCCTTCAGAATACCAATCTTATAAATCTGACCAGTTTGACGAATCTTACGAACGTTACGAACACCTTGATAAGTAGAAAGGTCAATAAGGAATGCTTGATGTGAAGTCATAGGACGACCTGTACGAGGATGAATCATACCGTTAGCCTTAGCATTTTCTGCAAGAGTACCAGTATCAAGGAAAGGCAAATGCTTAACAGTAATAATATGTCCATCTACAGTCTTATAACGACGGAAATACTTACCATAAGAAAGACCACCTTCAAAGTCCTCAATCATCTTATCACCAAGAGGTGTAGCAAATCCTTCTGAACGAGTTTCATTACGAATAGCCATATCGAAGTCTTCCATAAAGCCCTTACCACCCATAAGAACAACTTCCATAGAACCAGTATCAGTATCCTTGTCAAGAATATCACCGATAGTACGTTCAATCTTATTCAAAGTAAGAACCTCACCATACGTATCGTAATTAGACTCACGACAAATCTGCATCATACCAGCAGTATGAGGAATAGGCTGACCGTTATCTGGGTCAATAAGAAGAACTTCACCATTCTCGTTACGGTTATATTCTGCAATCCACAGACGCTCTTCATCCATAATACGACAAGTAATATCATGTTGACGCATCTCCTCGTTAATCCAAAGGTTAGTAGTACCACCACCCTTAGTCTTAAACTCATAAGTTACAACAACATTAGAAATGTTACCTGCAATTTCCTTAGAATAACGGTGGAACTCAAGTTGACTAGTCATCTTACCAGGACCCATAACGTTACTTCTATTACCCTTAGAGTAAGACTCACTGATAGTAGGAGCAGTCATAGACCAATACTTACCAACAGCAAGATTAGAAGGATCTACATAAACATTAGGATCAGGAGTAGTAAGCTTAAGACGATAAAGATAACCACCGTGAGGACCTTCACCAAGATCCTTCATAATACGAACTTGCGTTACACCATCAGGAGCAATAAGACCATACTGCTCAATAAGCCAATGAGTAGCAAACTCTACATCAAACATAGCACCACCCTTACCTGGTGTAGTATTAGCTGCATTAAAGTAAATAACATAATCATTGAACTTCATACGACCCATAGTCTTCCAAGTCCACTGAACAGTTTTAATGTCTTTAACACCAGCACTACCTTGACCTTCAGTAAGGAATGTCAAAGGAAATCTATCATCATCCATACCATAAGTATAGGTGAGAGTATTATTAATTTCCTCTGGCTTAGACAACATAAGATGAGCAATGGTTTCCTCATTAGAATAACCACGGTCATCATAATTACCACGAGATACTTCTCTAAGTTTATACATACTTATTAAAGTTAAAAATTAAACACTAAAAATTTATTAAAGGATTATATCGTTAATGTTTGTCTTACCATCTTGTTTCTTAACAAGTTTAACAGTTTTAGTAGAACGATTTTGTTTAGATTTGACAATAAGTTTGCGAACTTCGTTTTCCTTAACTGCCATATCAATTAAATCTTTATATGTTCCTCCTGTAAACATAAGCCAAGCATCAAGCATTTCACGAGCCATATATTCATCATCAGTGAGTTTGGCTAAATCTCTCTGATAGCCGGTAATCTTACTACCATCTTCTCTTTCTACTGAAGCGTTAGAAACATAATTAAAGAAATCAGTAGGAGTAATAACTATCTTCTTACCATCAACTTCTTTTGTAAAACTATCAGGAATCTTATAACCATTAATAACACGTCCATTAATCATGTTATTAACCTTTTCCCAATATGCTTTAATATCATCTGCTTCTTGTTGACGTTGAGCAGCAGCCTGTGTTTCGATTTCCTTACGATAAGCTTTATCTTTATCAACAAGAGCTGCAAGTTGAGTCTTAGCTTCATCATAAAGATTTCCACTATCTCGAAGATATTTAATATAATTATCATTAAGACTCTTATTGCCAAATTCAGTAGCAGCCATCTTAATTACAGCAACAAGTTGACTGTCATTGTCTTTATCCAGTTTAATTCCACTACGATCTGGAATATCACCAAAACCTTTAGGAGTACCTTTAAGTTGTACATAGTCTTGGAACTGTTTGAGAAGAGGATTATCTTGATAAAGACGATTAATTGCTGCTTGTTGAAGCTCATTAGAACGAAGATTAATAACAGAATCAATGTAAGATTTAACTCCATCTGCATCTTCTGTAAACTCAATAGGAGTTCCATTCTCGTCATTTATCGTAATACCTACAGCTTCCTGAATAGAAGAAAGACTGAGTGGAGCATTGTCACTACCGTCGTTAATATCAACTGTTTTAAGCCATTCAGCTACATCTGCTGCTGCCTTAAACACATTACCATTAGCATCAACAACATCTCCATTTTCAGAAACAGTATAAGTAACACCATCAACTTCAATTTGATCTCCAACATTTAGCTCCCCCGTAGAAGAGTTGCCATCGTCATTGTTATTATCATTGTTGTTGTTGTTACCATCTTTATCGTCAGGTGGATTTTTGTTGTTATCTGTATCAGAAGTGTTAACATCTGACACGTCACTACCATTAAGATGAGTAACATCATCTTGATTATTTTGAGCACCACCATTATTGTTATCATTGGTGTTAGTGGCTTGACCACCTGCTCCTTCAAAATCAATGTCTGTAACTGCCATAATTTTATTACTATTTTTAGGATTATTATTAGAATATCTAATCATCGCAAAGATACCATTTTTTATTTTAACTACAAAACAAATCTAAAGATTTTTAATAAGAATATCACTAAAAATAGCACATACTACATTATTACTGCCAACATTAGATATAATGAATGTTAATGATGTGCTGGCATATAATAGAATACTGCCTGTGAAATATGCCTCAGATGGTGGCAAATGCTGCCTGTGTTGGCTTAAAAATTATCTAATCGAACAACTATATCAATCGGCAAACAAAATGGCTGAAATAGCTTAGAAATATATAGAATAAAAATAGAAAGCTCTCTTAACAATCATAAAGACTATTAAGAGAGCAAACAGTAGTTTGGAAATGCACTATACTACTAATACGAGAAAAGACATTGTCTTTAATTTAACCTTCCATATCGTTACTTATCATATTTATTTTTATTAGTTTTAGCAATTTTTAATTGAGTATCTATTTGATGACGTTTAACTTCTCTATCTGCTGCTTTACTGTAACTATCTGCAACAAGCTTTTCTCGTTCAAGTTGAATACGTTGTTGCTCAAGATTACGTTTATTTTCTTCTGCTAATCCAGCAAGACGATTTTTAACAGCTGCATCATTACTATCAGCAGCAAGCATAGACATGTCAACATCAATATATTTAAGTTGCATTTCATAAGCATATTGAAGTTCTTTAGTTAGTCTATCTTGTTCACCCTTAGCTTGAATCTCTTGAAGTTTAGCTTGAATTTCTTCTTGCTTTATCATCTGTTCCAGTTGTTGCATCTGTTCTTCGTGTTGTCTTTTAATTTCCATAAACTTTTGAACAGTTGCTTTAATCTGACTAACATTATCTCCAGATATTGCAGCAAGAGCCATGTCTAAATCTCCATTTTGAGCAGCACTGAATGCCCATTGACGAAGTTGTTGAATCTTATCAAGTTCTTTAGAATCATTACGAACTGTAGTAGAATAATCAGAACTTATAAAACTATCAACATCAAGACTTATATATCTACGTTCACCGAGTTCATCCCAATAAGAAGTATCAAGTCCTTCAACAAAAGCAAGTTTACAATAATCTAAATCTCTATTATAATCTGCTTTTCTAAATTCATCAAACATTTGAACAAGAATAACCATGCCCATTGATGAACGATTAATAGCTTCTTGTGTTGTTGTTGCTCCAGCAGATTGTGCAATGTCACCATATCGTTGCATATTCATATCTACCATTTCACGAGCTTCAAGTTTGGTAGACTCCATGAGATTAGTAAGTTGAGTGATATAGTCACCCATATTAGCATTAAGCAATCTTATTTGCTGCATTTTTAGAGAATTAGTATCTTCACTATCATCTATAGGAAGAACACCATCTGCTTGAAGTCTATACAATTTATCTTCAGTATCGGAAGCAATAAGAGATTCAGGAAGAAGAAGAATCAACATTTTATTTTTAGCAATAACCATTTCTCTATGATAAGCAAAGATGTTACGCATAACTTGATAAGGAGTGACAAGTTTAATTATACTAAACTTACCCATCATAGGAAGAACTTCCATAATACCATTATAAGGTAATTTACCTTCACGATTAAAAGCTATAGGGCGTGCTTTTATAGGATATATAGAATTATATCTTCCACCTATTCGATAACCTTCATAAACTTGTGGTTTGTAAATCCACTCTATACTTATATCTCCTGCTTGTTTATTAAGCTCATAGTCTTCTTCTACAATGCGTGTAGTTTCTAAACCAAGTTCATTTATGTAAGTGAGAACTCCTTGTTTTGCTTCACCTCTCCAAACAACATGCCATACTTCAAATAAACTATTATTTTCAGCACAAATAGTTATAGGTTCTTTTTTAAACAGTTCTCTTTCAGTTTTTGAAAACTTTTCACAAACATCAGAATAAGATTCAAACATTTGATTATAACTAAGTCTAGTTATACCATTGTTAGATGAGGCTCTTCCATAATATAGTTCAAGAAATGATTTATCTTTTTCATCAAGAAAATCATCAAACATATCTATAATTTGTTGATAAGACATAAGCATACGTCTAGCAAACATATCATGGTCTTCAACAAAAAACTTATCATTAGGAATAGGATAAGCTTCAAGAACAGGAACATTTTCTTTAAATAGTTTATCTCCTCTTACATCTGAATAAGAATAACATTCTCCAAGAGAAACAAAATTAAAGAAAGCAGAAAGATAAATAATATTATCTTGTGTCATTGCTCGAATATAATCAAGAATATCTTGTCCTTGTTTGCTTTCTTTATCAATATATTTCTCATTAAAATCCTTAATAAACTCTTCTACATCAGGCATAGCTTGCTGCGGGTCAATAGTATTAGGATCTTGTCCTTGTTGAGCTTGTTGAACCATAGCTTGATACTGACGTTCAAACTCTTGTTGAAACGCTTGTTGAGCAAGTTCACCAATCTTTTCTTTTAATTTTGCATTTTTATTAATAATTATATCAGGATTATTAGCTCCTACAACAAATTCATGAACACCTTTAAAATATTCAGATACATATCTACGAATAATATCTGACATAATATCGAGGTTACGCATAGTAGCAGGAAATCTAGTATATTTTTCATTACTACTATTATATGGATTAAGAGTCTTTTTATAGAACTCATTTGGCATATCACCTCGAAGAATACCAAGTTTTAACTCAGTATCTGATCTATCATTAAAACTTAAACCTGCATCAATAACGTAATCTATACAATTAGCGTACCAATAAGGTTTTCTTTTTTCTGTACCACTAACTCTCTGTTGAGGAAAAGTAGCATTATAATTTGGCATCATAATGTTTAAATATTTATAAGTTCATAATTATTAAAATCTAACACTTGTTCTAAAATATATTCAAGAAGATAAGTATATGGTTCATTTGCTTCATCCTTAAAACAAGGAATATCAACAAATGACAAAATTCTCATGGTAGCGTGTAGACATTCATGAGCTGCTATAGCTATTTCTTTAGGAGATTTAGGATGATAATGTAGTTCTATAATCCCATTACCATTAATGTCATTATACCAATATGATGCTTCTGCATTATCGTCACTTTCTAAAATTTGGGATATAATATTACTCCAAGTTTTAGGACAATCATTCGTTGTAACCCATTCCTTAAATTCTTTATGAGAACCTATAAAAACAGTAATATCTCTTTTATAAAGTTCTATTCTCACTCTTTTATATTTAGCCATATCAAAACCATGCTCTTTTTAATATATTTTTATTATTGTTATTACTATCTTCAGTCATTTTTTTACGATGTGCTAAAAGTTTAGCAGCTTCTATATCACAAAGACGCCATTGAAGTGCTCGTATAATCATTTCAGAAACTCTATCGAAGTTACCAAGACTATTCCATTTTTTAAGTTCAAGAATAGATTGATAATCATATATTGTTTGGAATAAATAAATATCATTTCCTAAATCGTCTTGTCCAACAACACTATAAAGCATTTCTTTAAGCAAACGAAGACCTTCAAGTTTCTTTGTGCCATCGCCCATATTAACACCATAAGTAGAAACTACATTACCTTTAATAGAAGTATCCCATATTTGTACTGGGTCTTTCATAAGATATTTAAGTGCTTTCCACTTACTAAAATTACTTACAGTTTCACCACGGTTAATCTCAACTCCTGTTGTACCAATACAATTATAATATATTGCAAGAAGTAAACAAACTTTATCTGCTTCTTCAAGTTTTTCAGGACGACCATAGTATGCTGCAACAAGAGCCGTTTTAAATCCATTATATTGACATGGATTCATCCAAACTTTAATGCTATTATGAGAATGTTTATTGGTAATAAGCTTATTTTCTTTATTAACACCAACAGGGTCATAACTAATAGAATATAATCCAGGAGGTGTTCCTATTACTTGCTTTCCATTTTTATCTATATATGGAACTTGCATTGGATTAAACCATTTACGAATACAACCGTGGGGATGCTCGTGTCCTTTACGAGGAACTCCTTCAATCCAATCATAAAAGTCTACATTGTGTTTTCCTCCTTCAGCTTCTATACGAGAATTGCTTTTAAATATAACTTTTCCATTTTCTTCAACTAGCAAACCATCAGAATAAAATTTAAAACTATTATCAGTTCTAAGACGTTCTTCCCAAGCCATGAGTTCTTCACTACTGAAAAGATTTTCTGTAGCAGAACTAAAAGACTCAGCTGGCATAAGAGCATATTGACCAAGATAATTTATATAATCAGCAAAGGTTTTAGCTGTTTCTTTTTTACGTTTTCGTTCATTATATGCAATTCTAAGTCCAAGTTCAATGTTAGAATTACCATCTTGATCCATAGCATATTGATCTCCAATTTGACCTTGAAGACCCCAAGCGTAAGGCTTAAAATATCCACAAATTTCATTTCTACTATCTTTATCCCAAACATTTTCAAAAGGCATAAAATGATAAGATAAAGGAGAATAAAAATTTTGTTCAAAGGTTTGCATATTTCCAGAAGTTGCAGTACCCCAACAAAAGAGATTTCCAGTAACATAACTACCAGTTCTCATGGCAGGCTCTGTAACTCCCATAAAATCATCAAAGTTTTCCATAGTAGAAAGCTCCTCTACTTTAACATTAACTGCGTCTTTACCAATAGCACAATCAGGATTGTTCATTGCAGATACAGTAAAAAGTGCAGAGTTCCAACTTTTAGGACTAACTACTCCATTAGGAAGTTTAAAACCAAGACGAAAGTTTTCTTTATCTGTAGATAGAATACCTTTTATAAAAGGAGTTTTAGTTTCAAAGAAACGAAGATTGTTAATAGTAAAATCAGTTAAGCCTCCTGTAGCTATAAGATATTTCTTATCAGCAGCAACATGAATTTGAACTTTACGAGGTTGTAAATTTATATTATTAGCACTATCCGCAGCCATAATATAAGAAAAACCACCACGACGAGTTTTATCTATTATAAGATGAAAACCGTTTCTTATAGCAAATTCCATTACATGAAATGTCCAAAATTGAGCATCTATGAACTTACTAAAATCATAATATTTCTTACCTACACTAGCTTTAGAAGTAGCTTTAGTTGTACTTTCATCAAGCTGCTCAATCATAGTGTAGTTAAGAAAATTATAATGAGAACCGGTGATTCTTATATTTTCAATATTACCATTACGTAAAAGACAAGGCATACTAATACCATGTTTTCTACGATATTCTTCTCTTTTTCTAAGTTGGCGATGTGGAATAGTATCTTCTTTAAGAAAAGTATATTTTTTATTTTTACGATAAAAATCAGCCATTTCAGTAAATAAATGAGTATTAATAAATTTATCACCAGGCTGTATGTTAAGAAGAAAACCGCCACTATCGCCAACGAGAAAAAGATTATCAGGATCATCATAACCAGCTTCTGTTGCTGTTTTATAATGACTCTTATCCTCATTTATATAATTTAAAAAAGGATAAGTTCTGATAACTTCTTCTACATTAGCTTCAATTTTCATCATATTATTTCAGTAATAATAATAACGTTACAATAGAAAATAATAGTCCTCCACCAATAGCAAGATTTCTTTGACGAATAACTTTTTTATAAGATTTATTCATCAAAGCAGTATTACTTTTATAATGCTGTATAATAATACTATCATTTGCTATAACACTACGAAGAGTTGTATTAATTTTCTTTTCATAATCAAGTTCTATAAGTCTGCTATTTACTAAACGTAAATCATCATAAGAAATAAGAACTGAATCTTTAACACCAGCATCCTCGACAACCACACCCCCCGTAGAAAGGTTTGTGTAACCTATACCTATATTACTTGCCAATAAGTTGATAGAACAGCCTAAGAGTACTATCATTGTCAAGACTTTTAACTTCAATAACTTTAGCATTTTTAATACTATCTAAATGTTTAACTTCTATAATTAGTTTATTATTATCTTTAGTGATAGAGTCTATCTTGCTACTTTCTACGGGGGAGGTAGTTGGTGTATTTTTAAAATAAAAACAATGTATAATTATAGCTAAGATGATTGCTATTATGATATACAATATTATAATCATTTTTATAACTTGTATGTTATTTGTCCTTTTGCATTTCATCTATATCCTCCTCAGTTATAAGTGTATAAGTAAAACAATTACCATAAATAGCAGCAGACTTCTTAACAAGAGTCATAAAAGAAATAAATTCTTTAGGGTCATTAAATACCTGACAACCTGCTGAATAATTATCTACTGTAGTACGAGTCCAAAATTCATTAGAACGATGAATGTTAATACCAAACATTCCTTTTTCTATAGTTTCAGGAATATAATCATAAACTTCATCTTTATTGTTGTCACGATAAACCTTTACTGGTTTATTTCTTTGACAAAGGGCATCATATTTACCACGATGTTTATCTATCTTATAAGCACCTCTATACTGTCCAGGAGCAAGAATAGCAGTTCCTTTAGCACTAGCTGGAGCTTTCATAGTAGACTTTCCTGGGTCTGTAGTAATAGTATAAATTTGACGTTTCCAACCTGAATCTGTATTATAAATAACTACAAGACAGTCGTCGTATTTATTTGTTACTTTATTATCTTGGTTACTACGAACACCAATAATATTAAGATTATAATTACCTTTATTAAAATAAGCATAACCTTTTTTCTCAAAAAGTTTCTCAAAATCAAAACTTTTACATTTAATATATACTCTAGTTTTCATAAATCAAATAGTGTTTTTTGTTGTATATTATTATTTTTATTAGCTTTAACTTTAACTAGTCTATCAGCAAGAATGGCATCTGCTTCTTTTCTACGATAGCCAATCCTATGCCAAGTAGGAACTTCAACTCCATTAGGATCTATCGGATATTGATTATGTTCATCTCTATATGGCATTCCATATTTATTTTTAACAAAAGGACTGGCTATATGACAAAGACCAAGTCCAACACAAGGAATACCAAGAATAAGTTCTACCATTCTAGCATATATAGATAACTGCATAGTATAATGATAACCATTACAATTAGGAAGATAATTAAGAGGTGGTAACATATATTCTGATTTTAGAACATACTCATTAGTCCTTTGATAAGGCTTACAAGTTTTATCTTTTTTAAAATAACCAGATTGAAATTGAAGACCATCACGATTAGTTTTCCAATCAAGAATTACAAAATCTTGCTTCCTTATACAAAGTATATCTATAGTACCACTTATAAGATAATCAATAAGAAAAGCTCCAATTTCACTATATATTGTATAACCTTTATCTGTATAAAATTTAAATACACGATAAATTTCTTCATATTTATTATTTGTAGCTTTCTTAAATTCTTCTATATCAAGAGGCTTTACCTTTAGATAAGGAATATCAGCAACTGTTACAACACGACCATCGTCTATTTTAGTTAGATATTGAATTGCTTTCTTAAATATACTAACTTCTTTTATAGCATCTTCAAGTCCATTATGAGTAATAGTTCCTCTAGTACAAGCTTCGTTTGTTATATCTTGCCATTGTTTTTCAAGTTGTTTTTCACTTATTCCAAGTTCTTTAGCTTTCTTATGAAGCCAATACTTTTTATTGAATTTAGGAACATAATTATCATGAATTAGAGTGGTAACAGAAGTATAACTGTTACCATTAGAATCAGTATATTTATGTCCTTCTTCTTTGAAATAGAGAAAAACTTCATCATATCTGCTATCTCTCATATTATAAATTTTTAATAGCTGAATGAATTATATTAATCCAATCTTGTTTAGATTTACCACATATTTGTTTTTCTAATTCTGTAAGATAAAGTTTAACGATTGCTCTACCATACATATCTCCTTTATGAAAGGAATCGTTATTAATCTTTATGGCTTCCTCTTTAGATACACCACCTAAAAGGTGAACAAGTTTAATTCGTATATTCTTCAGCGTCCATGCTGCTAAGAACAGCTTGACCACCTCTACCAACTTCAGTTTCTTTTTCATACATTAAATTTTGTTTAGCTTCTTCAAGTTTTTTAAGTATAGATGGAATATCTCCAGCTTTTTTACTAACAGCGTCAATAAGACTCATAATGTTAGGAATTTCCTCTAATGTAATATTAGAATTAAGCTTTTCATTAAGAAGATTGTTAATTACGTCTATACTTAAATTTATATTATGAACTGTTTTTAATATATTTTCTACAACTTTACCTGCTTCTGTTATATTTTCATCATAGTATCTACTAATAAGACGAATAACAAGTTTATCAGGTATATAATCTTTATTTAGACCTGCTTGTTCTATAGCTAGTTTAAGAGCTTCTGGGTCACTAAGACCAGCCTGTCTAGCAGGGGATTTAGGGTCACCAAGATAATAAATAACAATAGCCTCAGCAATATAGTTCTTTTTATCTGGTGTTTTATCTCTAGTATAAAGCTCTCTAATGTCTTTATCTATAAGCTGTCTAACAGTAGGAGGTTTAGGCATACCGTTATCATCAATAACGATAAGACTATCTATTAACATTTTATTGTTCATACTCTCCTATTTTAACATATTCATTACTAACAGCTACTACTTCATGAGAAGAATAAAGAAAAAGTCTTGCATAAACTTCACCTTTAGTATCACATAATTTTCTAAATAATTTTTTATTATTATTTACAGCAATACTTGTTATATATCTATAATATCTTTCTTGTGAAATATGTTTAGCATTTTCTTTATTAAGTGCTTTTCTGAACATAATATATTTCTCTTTTCCAAGTTGTTCTTTGGCATCTTGAATCAGAGCTTGTTGTTCACTTGATTTAAGCATTTGAAGAGTCTTTGGTGTTCTTATATTTCCTATAAAAGGAATACCAGTCCAACGACCTTCTCTAAGAAAATTAGCAGCTTCAAATTCACAATGTTCAATAATAGCAAGCGCAATATCTTTGTCAATTATATTTTTATCAATACAATTTAAAATATCTTGTTTTCTACATATTGTAACATCATATCCTCCATTTGGAAACTTAAAAGTATCCTCCATATTTATATTAAATTTAATTATTGAAAAAAGAGAACTAATAATATGATTATTAGTTCTCTCACTAATATCTTAAACTATAATTTTTGGAGTACTTGGCATAATTATATTATTTTTCTTAGCATCTCCTGTTCTTACAACAAAAGGATTTATGTCATTATTACAACAATTCTTATAAGCACCGTGAATACTACAATTAGGAACAAGCTTAAACTCAATAAAGTAACAAGGTTCTTGTATTCCCATAACTTTATTATAAATATCAGCATCTCCTTCCATTATATTTAAAATATTATTTATAGTAAGAAGGTTTGTAGGAGCAGAAAGATGATGTCCTAACATAATATCACTTGGTGCAACTATAAGTTTTTCTCCAACATCAAGTTTATTAATCAATTCACTATCTGTTTTACCTGCTTTAACAAAAATAGGAATTGCAGCAATATCAGAATTTTTCTTATTCTTACGACTAGCAAGAATAAGAGTAGAAAGTCTTTCTCTAAATACAACACCAACAACAGTATAGTTAGCATCTACTTCAATATGAGAAGTAACATTAGTAATGTACTCTTTTGTAATGTCAGAAAGAGTTGTTGGGAGATTAAGAGTAAAAGCTCCTTGTGTACCATTTACATTAAGTGTTAGCATAATCTTTAATTTATTATTTAGTTTAATAATTAAAATAGTATTATATATAATATAATATAATATACGTATATACATTGTCTTATTTCTATTAACAAAGATAAAGATATTCTTCTAAATATTACTACTAATGATAGTAAAAATTCTTAAATTTAATTATTCTTAACGTTATAGTTAAAAATATATAAAAATTTGGATATTTCGGAAAAATGTATTACCTTTGCTCATACTAGGAGAAACACAAAGCGAGTTAGTAATACTAGTAGTAGGCGTGGGTAACTTACTATTACTATTCTAACAATAGTTTTTAGCCATCTCACACAATATGTTTTTCTTAGTTTTTGAAGTTGAGACTTTTATAATACTACTCGTAGTGATACGAGTAGTATTATTTTTATTATTACACTATATCATATTTATAATACTCCAAAACATACTCGATATACACTTACACAATATCTTTTTATTCATATTCCAGAATATATTATTTATTCTACTAAATATAATACTACACATATTGATTTTTGATGTATTAAACTTGAATATGAACAATCTATTATGATAGATTGTGAATAAATTGTTATTTTATATACCAAATTTTATACTAAATGTAATATTATTGAAGATGCTAAATATTCTACTAAAGTTATTGTTAATCATGTAGAAATTTTATGTATTTTAAGTAATACTAAAGACTAGATTATAATAAAAGTCACACATAGAGATTTTTATAAAGATGTTGTATGTAAAAATTAAAATGATGAATTATAGACTTAATGTAGTGAAACTGGAGAATATAAAATTTTTGAAATTGGGGATGTTGTTGTGAGAGTGTGAGGGTATTCTCAAAGACCCCCGGCTAGTAATCCTAAAGATCCAACTCCCCCGCCTCATCCTCAAAAAATCAAGGTTTCACTTCGTTCAACTCTCGTCCTCAAAAAAGCAAGTTTTGGATGTAGAAGGACTACAGCCACACACGTTAATACACCTAATACGTGTGTTCACTTAACTGCGGCTTAAGGAGCTGCTTAAGGTGTTAGTTACTATGTCACAGATTGTAACTATCAAAAGCGTTAAAGTGTTCGAGAACGAGAAGTTTGCTAACGTGTCGCTGACCATGGACAAGACCATCAAAGGTTTCCATCTTAATCACGATACCAACACTATGGAGGATGCTGATGTTGACACCATCAGTGTTTCTCGTAGTGCTCTCACTCGTCAGCTCTGCGACTGCAACGATGACATTGCTCTGTTCCGTGCTACTCGTGAAAAACCGTTTGGTCAGCGTGAGTTCGGCATCATTCTCTTCAATGCTAAACTCACTATCGAACGTGAGCTTAAGGCAGCTGGAGAAGAGGTCAACGGCAAAGCTCTTGAGCGTGATTGCTACATCACATCTATCGTTGGTGTTACACTCAGCGACAAGGCTGTTCGTGCTCTTGATGCTGCTTGTCAGCTTTAACGTGCTACGGGGAGTGGACTTCGGTCTGCTCTCCGTTTTACTCTTGTGTTCTGCAACTCTGGAATTTGCCAGAGTTGTCAGAGCTACAAGTTTGCCATTTGGCTCAACACTAAAAAGAGTAGGCTCAGCACTCAAAAAAGCAAGACCTGCTCGACCTCAAAAAAGCAAGATGTGGATGAATGGTATAATAAAGAGTCTAATAAGACTTTTAATAAGACTTTTCATTTATTTTATTATAATATTAATTTTAAAATTAGGAGGACTAATTATGGAAAAATTACTTTGGTCAGATGGACATATGACTACAATAAGTGCAGAAGAAGCATTTAGAAAGTCACGCGCAGAGGCAACAGACGATGGATATGTACATGTATTACGTCACAACGGCTTTGAGTTTGAGTGGCACAACAACATGTGGATGCAGAGATAAGACTATTGACATTATATTGATTAGTATTACTATCAGTATGATGTCAATATTTAGTCTAATCAAACAGTAGTAGTTATGGAAAAAGTACTTTCAATACTATTAAATATAGTTTTATATACGATATTAACTGTATTTCTTGGATTATTTTCTTTTGCTTTTCTATTAGGATTAGCAGAAGGAGATTTATCTCGAGGACTGTTTTACTACTTGTAGTAGAAGAATTGAATGTAATGATTTGTTAGGTGTTATGAATTGTGTTAGAATGTGGAAGAGTATGAGGCGGACTATCACCTCTCCTCTTCTCATTCTTTCCCAACAACACTTTCTTCACTACTACAATCAAAATTCTACTGCCAATCACATATTTCACTTATTTCGTTCATTACTTCATAATGAACTCAAACATTAACTAAAGTTCAACTCACAACATTACTGTCAATATGGAAAAATGTCAAATATCACCTATAACTTCACATGAAGAACTAATAAAGGCTATTGGCTTAACATCAGGAGGAGCAGGTATACAAGAATATGAAACAACTAGTACACCAGACTTTCTTGCATGGTATAGAGTAAATACGTCTTTTTGTTCTGAAGAAGGCAAACAAATAGCACAACAAGTAATTGCTTTTCTACAAGCTCAAGATTCACAGGAAGAAGAACATCTTTATGAGTATGTAGATGCACTTGCAGAAGCATTAGATAAATTAGAAGAGCCTCAATACGCTCTCTTTTAGTAGAATAACTTTTAAAAATAGATGTAATAATATGAATATTCGTAAATTAAAGAAAGTTATAAAGAATAGTAATGGCTTTCTTACTCTTGGTATACATAATCATGGTTATTATGCTATAAATGAAGATAATAAAGTAATATTTCATAAGAAAGGTATAGATGTTATACACATAAACTTTTCTGTATTTATTGAATATGTACTAATTACTCGTATAATAGCAGAATAAATAATGGTAATGATAAACATCCTAAGTATGATGTAAAACTACTTCGATTCTTATGACATTCTTTGTGAAGGAGTTACTTCCCTTTTCTTTAAGTAAAAGAAAAGGGAAGTAACTCTGACTGACTTTTATAAACTTAAAATTATGATTAGACAATTAAGAAGTAGAATAAGTCTTACCATTAAAGTAAGTGTTGACAATGTCATTAAAGATTATGACATTAATTCTGTAACTTTTAATGAAGTTATAGATGCAATTAGAGTTGGACGTGCATTAATGGATATGAGTATGCCTTTTGAGAGAGATATGAATAAGATTAATGTCAAAGGTGGAGTTGTAACTTGTAATTCATCTGATAATGGTAATCAACTTGTACTTACAATTTATAACGAAAAGAATTATCGTTAAATAAGAGGATTGCAAAGTAATTAATATTATACTTAAACATATGACAAATAAAAATGGAGAAGAATTATATATTCTTATAATCCAATTTACAACTATGATTAGACCTTCTATTACAGTAGGTACTTGGACAGAATGTAAAAAGCGTTTAGAAAGTATAGTTAAAGAAGTAGATAATTCTAAATTTTCTTTTAAGCCTATGTATAAGAAAATTGATGAAGAAAATCATACAGCAGAAGCTTCAGTAAGATGTAGCAGAAAAGATTGTAATGATATCTATTTTAAATATACAAGTATGCACCTTTTTATACAAAAGTTTGAGAATGAAGATAAATGTGAACTTAATATATAAGAAAATTTATGAAGAATAGTAATATAATAAGAATAATAGCAATACTTTTTATAAGTTTATGGGTAGGAGTTTGTGTATATTTAGCTGTAAATTATATAGCTAATATTAACAGCAAAACCTGCGTTGTTAAGAACGATAATGCTCGTGACTATGCTTATGAACATTATTGTGATTCTATTTATGCAGCAAATCCCGACTATTACTTAGATGTATTAGTCGAAACTGATAAATTTCAGTCATATCTTAACGAACACGGAAAGTGGTGGGATAATTAATTCTACTACTTTCCATAGTATTAACACTAATAACAATCAAAGACAATGAGAAGAGTATTCTTAATTATGTTATTGTTAGTAGGACTTTCAATAACAGTAGGTGCTAAGGACTATGTACCTACAAAACGTCAATCAGTAGCTTATACTGATAGTACAACAACTGATACATACACTATTAGTAGTGTTAAGTATCCTGTGTTTAAGTCTAAGTTCGGTGCTTTTTATATTTGGAAGACATCTAAGAAGACTGGTAAGAAGTATAAGTACTATCTTCCTAAAGACATACAAGTTCAAATGGGAAGAGTGTACAAGTAAAATAACAAATAACAATAACAAATTAATTACAAAAATGAAATCATTATTTATTCTTGCAAGTGAAGTAACAGTATTCACTTTTCGTCATCCAGAATACACTCATTTTGAGCGAGTGAAGGATAAGACAGGAGAGCTTATTGGTTATAATGTTTCTATACCTAAGAAACGTAATAGACCATCAACAATAAGTTATGGCATTTAACAACAAAATGATAACATTTAGTACTAATATCGTATTAAGTGTTATCATTATGTTTCAAATAAAAATTACATTTAACATGGTGCTAAACCATATATTTTAAACAAACAAATAAATAACAATTATTATGGAGAAGAAAGAAATTATCGCCGAATTGCTGAAGAATGGTGGTAAGTCTGTAAAAGACTTGAAGGTTAAGAATGTGACAGTTACTCGTTGTGAGAACTATGTTCGTCTTGGTATCACTCTTGATAAGCCTGTAGCTGGTATGGTAACAAAAGATAATAGTGTTACCTATGAAGAAGGAGAAACTAATGTCATCTTTGTTTCTCTGTATTCTATCACATCACTTTTGAAGGATGATGATAATGCTGCATTTGCCGCTAATCATCTTGTTGAATATCCTGATAGTATGAGTATTATACTTTCTCGTGCTACTATCGATATTATTCAGGAGACTGTAGAGGCTGGTGCTGAGTATAAGAATCCTTGGTCTAATAGTGCAGAAGCTACTGTGTTTGACCACAAGACTATTATTACTCATGTTGTCAATATAACGCTCAGTGATTTTGCTATTCGTAAGCTCGATAGACTTGCAGATAGTCTACTTGGTATCTAATGTATAACTTTGCACTACTATGAGTAGAAATACTTATAGTAGTGCTCTAACACCTACAAATATTATGCACATTTATTTCTTTAAGTCTACTTGTGATAAAGATTCTATTAGTAATTTAACTATACTTACTAGTAATCGTATCAAAGCGTATGTTCTTGCACATCGTTATTTTGTTAAAAATAATTGTAAGGGAGAACCTGCAATGTTAGCAATATAAACGAAACTTATAATAGTGAAATATATAAGTGTTAAATAGTATTTAATATGATAATATTTCACTATTTATTTCTATATTTGCGATGATTAAACAAAAACAAATATGGAAGATAACTTTGATGAATTTAGTGTTCTCATTGAATCTGATGTTTTATCTCAAGATTTCGATGATGTCGATTTATATGGTGATAAAATAGAAGAAGAGGATAGTGATGGATATGGTGATAATATCCAATTTGAATAACTTATTAAATATTTTAGTAATATGAATACAAAAAATGAAAACAAGAACAAGCCTGTGCCTGCTCTTATGCGTAAAACTAAAGCGCAACTTATAGATATCATTTTGAGGAAAGATGATATTGAACGTGGTCTTCGTAATGATATTAAGGGTATGGAAAATACTCTTAATGAGTGTAAGAAACAACTTGTTGAAGCTAATCGTCAAATAGAAGTTAAGAATGATGCTTATGATGCTCTTAATGCTGATTTTGAAAGCACTTGCGATGAAAATGCTTCTACAATATGTGATTTAAAAGAAACTATTAAAGATAGTAGAATTATTATAGTTAGTCTTTGTGCTGGTATTATAATCGGTTTTATTATAATTTGCCTGTGGATTTTCTAAAAGACATTGTAGTGGGCTTATAATTGAATCCATGACTGATATTGCTTGTGAAAGTAGTATCAGTCTTTTTGTTAATAATGCTATTGATTTAAAACTTGAAAATTGAAATATTTGAGTGATAGCATGCAGTAATGTGCCCTAGTTGCCACTTCTTTTAACTTGTGTTGTACTTTATGTAATGTAATGATAGTTTATAAGCACCCCCGTAGAAAGGTTGCTTAAATCGTTTCAAAATAAATATAATATTCAACACTAATATAAATGATAATACAACTATGAATGCAAAACAAGAACTATTAAAGATTGTGGATGCTAAGAAACTAACTATTCTTAAAATAGATGTAACATTTTATGATACATTTAGTGATAAAGGTAAAACTATTACTAAACATATAAGTTATCTTAATGGTCTTGATTTTAATTATGATAGTTATTTTGGTGTTCAAAGTCTATTTGGTAAAGTATATTGTAAAGATTCTAATAATCGTCCTGTTTGGCTTACAAGAAGTATGAATGATGGTAAAGAATGGTGGGATGTAAATACTCTTCCTAAATTTTATGATACCATAAAATAAAACAATAAAAAAAACTTAAAAATAACGTTCCAAGTTGTTGAGGACAGCTATGGTTATCCTTATATTCCATGTAGACTTTATGAACTACATAAGGTTTTTAGCTGTAAAACACATAATTCTAGTGTTTAATTTAATTTTATTATTAACTTTTAAATTTGTTGTAAAATGAGTAAAAAACATGATGAAAACAGAGATCTCCGTCTTATTAGTAGAATCGCTAAAATAGATTTTTCTAATAAGACTATTCAAGCACCTAAATCTGCTATTATTGGTATTAGGTCTTGGGGTCGTATTGATTTTCTTACAAAGTATTGTGGTTGGTCGTTCTTTTGGAACAATACTGTTAAAGTTCCTGTACGACTTGCTGCAAATGATGATGCTACTAAGCATAAGCGTGATGCAAAGAAAGCTGCTAAAGAAAATACATTAACCGATAAAAGAAAGAAGAGATAATGGTAAAGGTATTTATGCCTACATTTACCATTAACGTTGTATCTAAACCAAAAATTAAGAATAATAAAGATATATCTTCTAATAAATGTTCTCGTAAATGTTACGCTGTTGTTATCAAAATAGATAATGAATTTAAAGCTGTTGTTAACATAGATGGGAACTATGATTCTATAATTGAAGGAGATCAATTTAGTAATTCTAAATTGACTCTTCCTTTTACAGAAGAAAGTTTAGATTTAAGAGATAAAACTCATGTTTTTCTTAAAGATGTAGATGAAACAGGAAAACAACCTGTTGTTATAAGAACAGAAAGTCAATGTCATTTACATCCTGGATTACCTACACAATATGATACACTTAAAGAAAATCTTCTAATTGCTGGTCATATTATTCGTAAAAATGGTAAAATGTATTTTGATTATGAAGATTTAGTTAAATATCATTATTTGGCTAAGTTTAAACTTTGTGATGTTAAAGTAGATGACAATAAACCTCTTTTTAGTAAATGAATATAACTTCTATAAATCAAGCAAATGGTAAAGATGCAGTTAATATTGCAGGCTTTACAAATGACCAAATGACAGCATATCATGCTCTTATAGAATTTATTAACAATCCTTATAATGTTAATGATTATAAAAGAGCATTAGTTGGTGCTGCTGGTACAGGTAAGACTTATTTGGTTAAAGCACTTATTAAAAATTGTGGTTTAAGTTATTCCACTATAGGTCTTGCCGCTCCTACACATAAAGCGTGTAGAGTGTTGAACGATTCTATTCAAATTCCAAATGTTAAAGTAAATACTCTTCAATCTGATTTAGGATTAAGACTTAACTTTGATGTTGAAAAGTTTGATATAGATAATCCTCCTTTTGACCCTAAAGGTAGAATTAAAATTGGAAATTATCAACTTTACATAGTTGATGAAGCATCTATGATTAATCGTAGTCTTATTATGTTTCTTGAGAAAACATGTAAGACTAATAAATGTAAAATTATTTATATTGGAGATGCTACTCAGCTTGCACCTGTTGGTGAAAAATATAGTTCTGCTTTTAAGGGTATTAAAACTAGTAGTTTAACTCAAATTGTAAGACAAGGAGAAGATAATCCTATTAGTCATTTGTTAGATTTACTTCGATATGATGTAGAACATAAAACTTTTACATTTCTTGAATATATAACAAAGAATCGTTGTAAGTTTAATGATGATAATACTAAAGGTTATCAAGTTTGTAATCCTAAAGAGTTTGAACATTTAGTTCAGATTAACTTTAGTGATGAAGAACTTACAAGAAACATAGATTATGTAAAAGTAATTGCATATACTAATAATACTGTTTCTGCTTGGAACAAATTTATCAGAAATGCTATAATTAGTGATTCTGAAAAATCTGTTATTACAAAGAATGATTTGATTATTAGTTATGTAACTTTAGTAAATCAGTTTAACGATTGTATCATTAAAAATTCTGAAGAATATGTATTAAAAGATGTTGTAAATTATATACATCCTAAATACAATCTTAAAGGATTTATGGTTAGATTTATAGCAATTCATGGTGGTGCTGTTACATCTCCTATATTTGTTATTGACCATAAAGATAATTTTACTATTCAAATGTATGTAAAACTATCTCGTGAATTAATACAAGCTGCTAAAACTGCATCTGCTAGAGTTCGCTCTCAACGTTGGAAAGATTATTTTGGTTTTAAAGAAAGTTGTTTACTTCTTACTAATATAATTAATCCTGTTACTAGAAAAATTGAGTTTGGAAGAGATTTAGATTATGGATTTAGTCTAACTGCTCACAAATCTCAAGGTTCTACATTTAATACTTCTTTTGTTGATGTAAATGATATTGTGTTTGATAAATACGGTAATCCTTATACTGATGCAGAAGAAATAAATAGGCGACTTTATGTTGCCTGTAGTCGTAGTAAAAATAAATTATATTTAAAATATGGACAATAGTAATATTAATGAAAAACCTCTTGCTACAATAATTACTACTTCAAACAAAAAAAAATGTAAATGTTGTGGTAAAGAACTTCCACTAAGTTATTTTAGGAAATATGCTCAAGGTTATCGTAGTATTTGTATAGCTTGTGAACGTAAAGAAAATGGTGTTAGTGAGAAGTTTAAAGAGTTTACCTCTCGTGAACTTATAGAAGAACTTAGAAGTAGAGGTTACAAAGGTGAACTTAAATATGTTAAAGTTGAAACATTTAAATTATAAAATATGAAAGCATCAAGAATTTATCCGTATAATAAAACAAAAGGAGAACGTCGTCACGAACATGAAATTGTACTGTTAAAAAATGTAGGAGTTAAACATCCTGGTAGTAAAACAGCTAAAACAATTCATAGTTATTGTAAAAGATATTCTGTAAAATAAACATAAAACAGTTCATCAAAAGTGTATTCAATTAATGAATATATGTGACGACTGTCCTATGCGTCTTTTTAATGATAAGCATTATAATCTACAAGGAACTGGCAATCCTTACTTTGGTAATTGTATTGTAGTTCCTAATGTAGATTATAACGCTTATAAAAAAGGTAGTATGGGATTTAGTAATCAAGTAAAGATAATTAAGGAAAGCTTACACCTTTCTACGGGGGAGGGCGATGAACTAGAAGATCTTTATATAGTTCCTCTTATTCGTTGCAATGAAAGTATTTCTTGTGAATTAGATGACATTTCTTATAATAGATGTTTACGGCATTTTGCTAATGATGTTCGTAAATATAATTTTAAGAATATTCTACTTCTTGGAGATGCTGGAAGAAGATTTCTTAATTGTGATATATTTGATAATTTAAACAATCTTATAATATCATCTAATAATAGGTTTTATAATATAAATTATTCTCCTTTTATAAAGTATGTAAATGAAGAGAAATTTGCTATATTTGAAGCTTATCTAAGAAAATGGTATTCTTGTTGTATTACTCAAAATTTTAATACTTATAACATAATAAGACTATGAATGTTTATATAAATAGAAGTTCTGAAACACCTAAGCTTCTTGTTTTAGTTGCTGCTAATTCTGAGAAAGAAGCATGGGAACATCTAATACATGGAGAAGATGGAGAATATTATTCTGCATTGTATGATGAGAATGGTTTTAAACTAATAGGAGATGTTAGTGCTAATACTGATATTCCTAAAATTGTATATGAAACAACTTTAGTAGATAATTATTTTCCTCTTTAAAATAAATATGTTTTAAATTATGATTAATTCTAAAGGTATGGATACAGAAGTTTTTCCAAATCTATTTAGTGTTACTTTTATAGATTTGAAAGACTATCTTAATACTTTTAGAGATTGTATTGATGAAAAAGGTAAACCCAAAGCATTAACTGAATGTTTAACTGTTGCTGAAATTAAGGTAAGACTTGATAAAGTTAAGTGTGATATATTTTATATCTCAGATACTGATGATAGTCAATTAATTGAACTTGTAGGATATATAAATGGTATGCAAGCTCATTATGATACTATTACAACAGCAGATGGAAATGTAACTCAAATTCCTGTAAGAACTGATTTATATGGTTTTAATAATCAAGGATATGATGACTTGATGATTAAAGCATTCCTTATGTATTTTAATAGATTTGATAGTACAAAACATCTTATTGATTTTCTTTATAATATAAGTCAAAAGATAATTAAACTTCAATCTGATAAAGATGCTTTTTGGAATGATAAAGAATTAGAACTTATTAGAAATTACAGACTTCCTTATGGTACTGTTGATTTACAACAAGTTTACGGTCTTAATGCAGCAACAGTTGTAACTGATAAAGATACTGGAGTAAGAAATAAATTTGGTAAATCTCTTAAGCAAACTTCGATAAATCTTAAATGGCATGAACTTCTTGATTTTACATTGCCACCTATAGATGAAGAAGAATATAATCTATATTGGTGTAAACAAGATAATTATAGAGGTTTAACTCTTGATGAACTTAATAAAATTATCACAAATGATTTTAATAGATACGTTCTTCCTAAATATGTAGATCCTATGCTATATTATAATAAGAATGATGTATTTATTTGTTGTGAAATGGTTCGTCAAAAGCCAGATGAAGTAAAACTTAGATATAGTATCTCTCATGCTTTCGGTGTGAATGTTCTTTGTAGTGCTAGAGCAAATATTGCTGATAAACTTACTGTAAAGTTTTATTCTGATATGAGTGGGTTGAGTTCTAAACAGTTTATAAAAGGTAGAACGGAAAGGACTAAACTTAGTTTTAAGAAAATTATATTTCCTCATATTCAGTTTAAAACTCCAGAGTTACAAAAGATGCTTGCTGAAATGATGCAAGTTAGTATTACAAGGACTAACAAAGATGCTTTCTCTAAAGAAATAACTTTTTATGGTACTACTTATACTTTAGCTACTGGTGGAATACATAGTCAAGATCCACCTCGTATATGTCGTTCTGATGATAAATTTGTTTATCTTCATCATGATTATACTAGCTATTATCCTAGTATTATGATTAGTTATAACATTGCACCAAAACATCTTGATAAAGCTACTTTTGTTCGTATGGTATCTTATCTAAAAGAAACGCGAGTAAAATGTAAGCATACAAAAGATGAAGACGGTCTTGTTATGGAAGGAGTACCTAATCAAATAGGTGCTGAGGCTCTTAAGATTGTAATTAACTCTATATATGGTAAACTTGGTAGTGAGCTTTTCTTTCTTTATGATAGATTTGCTCAAATGCAAGTTACTATAAATGGTCAGTTGATGACAATGACTCTGATAGAAGAACTTGAACTTAATGGTATTCATGTTATAAGCGCAAATACCGATGGTATAGTAATTAAACTTCCACGTGATAAATTTAACGTATATAAGGATATTACTGATCGTTGGAATACTACTAATAGAATGGGTGCTGATTACGAAGAGTACAAAATGATTGCTAGCCGTGATATAAACAATTATTTTGATATTCAAACTAATGGTAAAATAGAATACAAAGGAGCATTAGACCCTAAACAATATCTTAAAGAATTGAAGAAAGGATATGATGCTCCTGTTGTGGCTGTTGCTGTTTTTGAGTATCTTGTAAATAATGTTCCAGTAATGACTACTCTTAGAAATCACAAAGATATTCTTGATTTTTGTAAAACACAAAATGTTGGTAGACAATTTGAAGTTGTATATGATATTTGTGAAAAAGGTAAAATAATCCATATTCACAGTCAACGTCATGTACGATTTTATGTATCTACAAAAGGTGTTATTATACAGAAAGAGAATAAAGTTAGTGGTGCTAAAAGTAAATTGGCTAGTGGAAATTTAGTTTGTATTCTTAATTCTCTTGATGATTTACCAATAGAAGAACGTAACATAGATTATAGTTATTATTATAATGAATGCTATAAAATTATTGATCCTATTATGTTAGGAGTTTCTCCTACACGAAAAGGTGACAAACGTAATGGTATTCTAAGTGGTAAAGTTGCTATTAAAAAAATGACTCATCAATATAATACTTTGTTTGATGATGATACTTTTGAATAAAGTGATAATTAAAATAAATGACAAATCCCGGTGAAATATTTGAAAATGCTATCAATCATTGGAGAGATGAAAAAGGTATTGGTACTGCTATTATACCTGCTCCTCTTAATGATAAATTGATGGTATTAGGAGTGCTTCAGCGTATATACGCTCGTTCTCCTACTGTAAATTCTGTTATAATCACTAATTCTTTTAGTGAAAGACAAAATATTACAGAGTTTTTAACTCAACAAGAAAATGCAGAAGAAAATAATGAAGAATTTAAAAATCTTATAACTTCTGGTAAAATTAAAGTTTTTACTGATAGATTTATTAAAAGTTGTAAGATTCAAACTTATCCTTTTTTATGTGTTTGGTACAGACCTGATGGTGCTTGTGAAGAAATATTAGATTATGTTAGTAAATGCAAGTTTAAACTTGTTGTTTTGAATAAGTTTTTATCTAACTATGATGATGTTCTTAAATTATATCAAGTAGCTCCTCTTCTAAAAGATTTCCAACAAGCAGAAGTAGAAGCTATTCGATTGAGCACCCCCGTAGAAGAAACTCAAATAGGTGTAGATATTCCTACTGATAGTAAAGTATATGAACTTCTAAAGTATTATGATGAATATGTTTCTACAAGTTTAAGTATATTTGGAAGTTTTGATATTATGCAACAAGCTAATACAGGAAATCAACAACTTAATATATCTTCTACTCAGATATGTTATCAAATAGCACAAGAAAATGGTTGGAATGAACATCTTGATATGAATTTTGAGTTTAATCTTGAAATTGATAGACTCTATAATCCTAATAATCTTAAAGAACGAGTATCGAAAACTTATGAGATAATTAGAGAACGTAGTAAACTTCTATCTGATTTTGATGGAAAACTCGATGTTATTCTTGATATAGTTTGTGAAAACAAAGATAAGAAAATTCTTATTATCAACAAACGTGGTGATTTTGCAAGTAGAGTTACAGATTTTCTTAATGATTTATCTGATACTATTATTTGTGGAAATTATCATGATAAAGTTGACAACATTCCTGCTGTTACTTTTACAGGACAACCTGTATATTATAAAAGTGGAGCAAGAAAAGGTGAACGTAAGATGATGGGTGCTAAAGCTCAAAAAACTCTTAATGTAGAAAGATTTAACAATGATTTTATTCATGTTCTTTCTACTAATAATTCACCAGATAAAGATTTGGCTATAGATGTTGATGTTGTGATTATAACTTCTCCAATGTGTGAAGATATTAAGGCTTATATGTATAGATTATCTAAAATATATTTTAGGTCTAAAAAGATAAAGTTGTACTCTTTATATTGTTTAAATACAAGCGAACAAAGACTAATAGAGAAGAAAACAATATCTGATAATCACAATGTTAAAAATTCTAACGCTGATGAAAATTATTCTGCTTTTATTGTTGATGATTAGAAATTATTTTGTATATTTGTATCGTTAAACAAAAGAGTCCTTTGACATAATGAATAAGCAAGAAGAACCAAGTAATGGTGTTAGTAGTCGTGCATTGACTACAAGACATAATGAACAAGGTGCTGGACTTACTGTTGTAAACCTTCTTGATGAAAAGCAACTTGCTTCTGCTGAGTTGTTCTTAAAGAAGTTTATGAGTAGTGAGAAAGGAGGTATTAAGAGTGTTGCTGATGGACTGTCTATTCTGGCTCGTGCTCAAGATTTGCAACTTCCTTTTACAACGTGTATTGAACATATTCACGTTATCAATGGTAAAACTGGTATTGATGTTCATATCGTTAAGTCGTTGTTATCGAGGGCAGGAATAGTTTGGAAATGCACTAAAGATTATGTTCCTCAGTATCAATATACTGACGGTAATACGATTTATCTTGAAACACAACTTCCTCAATATTGTGTTAAATGTCGTACACCAAAAGAAGCTATTGAGGCTACAAAAGATGAAACTGTAGGTGTTTATCCTGTGCATTGGTACGCAGATTTAAAAGGAAATATGTACAATGAATTTGAAATTAGTGATAAATGTGTTAAAGCTGTTAATAGACAACACGCACTAAAGATTGCAAGTGAAGGTAAATTTCCTGTTCTTCGTATTCCAGCTCAACCTATAGATTTTGTTACTGAATATGAGTTTACAAGAAGATATATGATAAATGGTAAAGAAGTTGTTACAACTGCTACTAGTCATTTTTCTTTTACTGAAGCTCAAACCGCAAAACTATTTGAAAAAGATACTTATGTTAAATATGCTCGTATAATGATTGGTCATAGAGCATTTGTTCTCGGTGCTCGTGATATAGCAAATGATATACTTATGGGATGTATGGAAACTACAGAACTTAAAATTATAGCAGATGCTCCAATCAATGAAGCTGAGTTTGTAGAAGTATCTGATTAAACTCTGATTCTTAAAAGAGAAGTAATTCGACTCTTTTATAGTACTAAACTTAGAATTAAAACAAAGAATAAAAGTAGTTACACTACCTATATTAAACAAACATTTTTATAAACAATTAAAACTAAAGTAAAATGAAAACATTTGGTAAGTTCAATTTTGGTGTTCAGGCAGTTCAGGCAGGTCAGAAGTCTTCAACAGTTAATGCAGAGCCTACGCTCATTGCTAATTCTACTCCTGGTAAGTTTGTTATCACTGCTCCTGTAAGCAAGGCTCTTAATATTGCCGTTGGTGAGAACGTAATGTTCCTTAATAATATTGCTGGTGTTGAGGCTGCTGTACAGTCACGTAATGAGGATATTGTAGCATACGCTGCTGAGCAGGGCTTTGACCTTAATACTCGTGATGGTGAGGATGCTTGTGTTGCTTCTCTTACTCAGTGGTTTATTGCTAAGGGTGTTCTTCAGTATGATAGCAAGGGTAATCCTGTAATGGCTACTGAGCGTTATACTAAGGATGATAAGGCTAAGTATCTTGCTGAGCATAAGATGGAGCTTGTTGATGCTAATCGTGAGGCTCTTGTTTCTCAGTATGGAGAAATGTCTGACGAGGAGCTTGCTGATAAGCTTACTGTTGATATGATTGAGTCACCTAAGTTCCATGCTGCAAGTGGTTCTAAGACCGCTACTACTGCTTCTGCTACTGGTGTAGGTTGCCAGCTTATCTTTACTGATAGTTCAATTTGGACTACTCTCAAGAGTGATCTTGGTGATGATGCTTCTAAGAAGAATCGTGTTTACGATGTAGTTCTTGATGAAGCTCAGACTACTCAGTTCAACAATGGTAAGGAGAACGTTGAGATTACTATTCTTCCTATTGTCTTCAAGGAAGATGTTGATCCTATTGTTCGTACAAAGAAGGCAGAGTAAACCTTGCTTAGTCATCGTGTAAAATAAAATGTTAAACATAGTGACGATGAATAATATTAACTTATTACTCATCGTCACTTTATTTATATTATAAATCTTATAAAATTTAATTAAATTATGTCAGCTGATAAAACAAATGTTGCAGCAGGAAGTGCACAGCCTACTGTGAAGAAAGTTCGTCGTGGTGTTAATAACAAAACTAAGGCTGTTGCTCAGCTTCGTTTTCATGAGAAAGATGCTTCTACTCAGAATGGTCTGTTTATTGGACACCTTGAGAATTGTTCCGTAGATTGGTCTGTTAATGCAGAAGGTAAGCAGTTTACAGGTGAAAAGGTTCCTCGTGTAACTCTTCATTTTGCTAGCAATCATGCTAATGCTTCTGAACAGCGTCATGTATATTATACTTTGAATTGTGTTGAATCAAATGTTAATACAATTCCCGATGGAAGTGAGGATTGGAAGGTAAATAACATCTTTAACTGGATGAAACACATTCTTGATGTTTATTATCTTAAAGGTCGTGAAATGACTGCTGAAGAAGAGGAAGCTTTGTCACTTCCATTTGAAGACTATGATGATGATGGCAATTATGTAGCTGTTGAAACCGCTGATGTTATCAATGGATATGCCTTTATCTTCAATAACTTTGTTGCTATGATGAATGGAAGCTTTAATCTTCCAGACGGTGAAACTCCTAAGCCTTGTTATAAGACTGCTGATGGTAAGTTTATTCCTGCTTGGCTTAAACTTCTTCGTCATAAGAAAGTAAAGGGAGAATGGAAGAATGTTGCACAGAATGGTGAACTTGGTTTTGATAGCTTTATTGGTAACGGAGTAGTAGAACTTATTCGTAAGGATATGCCGCCTGCTGTTCTTCGTCTTGATTTGGCTAAGGAATCAATTACTCCTAAGGAAACTAAGAAGACTCCTACTATCGGTGCTCCAAACAATGCTATGGCTGGAATGGGTGGTGTAATTCCTACAGCTCCTATGAATATGGGAAATGTAGATACCGGTGCTTATGCTGATGCTGCGGGAGATATGCCTTTCTAAGTAGCAATTCTTTTTGCTAATGGTTGAATAGTTCATAATCGAGGGAATGGTGTCAGAAATGATGCTGTTCCCTTTTTTTTTAACATAGGAGAATGATTCGTAATATAAATACTGCAAAACTTACTAAAACATATATTGAGGGAAAAATATCCCAGGAACTCATTGTTAGTAAATATCTTGATATTCCGATAGAAGTTGTCAGACGTTGTATTGATACTAATACTTTGATAACTTCTGTGTTTAGAGATGATGATGACAATGGTAGTATGGGTATTCAATATAATGCTAAAGGTCGACTTAAAGTGCGGGACTTTGGAGGTTTTGGCTTTTTCGGTGATGTTTATGATGTAGTTGGTTATGTATTATCTCTTATATGTAAAAGAAAAATCGAACCTAACAATAAACAAGATTTTTATTTTATATTAAAACATATAGCTAATACTTTTAGTAATATAATTGATGGAAAAGAAGTTGATGAAAATATTACTTATGAGATAAAAGATGCTATAGCTGTAGGTAAAAAACGTAGACCTATAATAGAGATTGTTCCTCGTAGTTGGAATAAATCTGATAAGGACTATTGGGGAAAACTTGGAGTTTCTCTTAGTTATCTTAATACCCATTTTGTAATTCCTGTAGATCAATATTATATTGATAGAGGAGTTAATACTGAACCAAAATATTATTATAAACAAAAAGATCCATGTTATGCTTATATGCTTGGTCAAAATAGACAAGGAATACATTTTATTAAACTATATTTTCCTAATCGTAATAGAACTACTGAATTAAAATTTATAACTAATTGTAATGTTCTTGAAGGTTTGCTTAATCTTGAACTTAATAATTATGATTTTATTCTTATTACGAAAAGCAGCAAAGATAGACTTAGCATAGGTGGACATTTGGATATGATACCTTTCTACGGGGGAGCTAATGCTAAACTAAATATTGGTATTATAAATCTTCCTAGTGAAAATTATCATCTTACTGAAAAAGAATATTCTTGGCTTATAAATAAACTTGCACCAAATGGTAAAATTATAAGTCTATTAGATTTTGATTATACTGGTAGATGTGGTGCTAAATATTTGTATGAAACTTATGATATACCATATATGTTTATAACTCGTGGTGAATTTGGTCTTTATAATTATCGTTGTAAAGATTTTGCAGATTTACATGATGTATATACAATTAAACAAATTAATCAATTTATTAACGAAACTATAACGTATGTCACACTCAAATTTAAATGTGGTTACGATACCACTTTCGACTTGTCAGAATTACCGTATTTTATGTAGTAGCATAACTGGTGATACTATTAGAAATACAATTATGATTCCTATTAGTGAACAAGAGGAAAAAGAAATAGATAATATAAAAGATTCTATTCTTAAGTTTCGTCGTAATAACTTGTCTTTTTCTGTAAAAATGAAAGACATTTATTGTTATGGAGAAGTTGATTTCACTAATAAAGATGATCTTAATCAAATTGACTCTTTTGATTTCCTTGAGCATCTTGGTGCTAGTGGTATTCATATTTGGTCCCAATATGACTATAAAACTCATAGTTGTAAAGCTCCTAACAGAAGGCTTTTATGGACTGAAACTTGGCGTCCATCTGTAGTTGCACAAATGGCTCATGGATATCTTGGAAAGCCTCAACGTATATTACTTTTTAATAAATATGTAAGAAAATGAAAACATTGTATAAAAGAAACACTCAAGGTAAACCTTTATTTTGGAGTATTTGGATTGATCATAAGTATATTAATCCTAAAATTATTAATGTTAAATACGGTCTTGTTGGTAAAGATGGTAGACTTGAACCGATTGTAGCTACTAGAAAGATACAAGATGAAGTTGAATCTTTAATAAAAGCTAAACGTAAAGAAGGTTATAAAGAATTAGTAGATTTATATGATAATGCTCATATAGCCGAACAAGATATTTCTAAATTAGGTTTAGTTCATTATCTTGATACTTATCTTCCTAAATTCAATACAGATGACAATGGTGCTTTTATACCAATGTTGTGTAAAACACTTGAAGATAATAAGCCTTTTGAAAGAGGTGAATACTTTGGACAATGGAAGATTAATGGTGAAAGATGTATTATTACTGCTGATAAAACTACTGGTTTATTTGAAGAAATTAAACTTCATTATCGTAGTAGAGAAGGAGTAGATTGGACAGATAAACTTAGTTATTTAGATGAATTTCTTCTTCCTTGTATTCCTGAAGAAATTGTAGCTATGATGCTTGAAGAAGGTGTTGGACTTGATGGAGAGTTATATCTTCCAGGTTATGGAATTAATGAAATTAATTCTTTCATTAAGAATACTGAACTTCCTCAACATTATAAACTACAATTTTGGATGTATGATTTGTGTGTAGAAAATATGTCTGCTTATAGTAGACAACATGTTCTTATTGATAATTTTAAAAAATATGTTCCATTATATCTTAAAACAAAAGAAGACCATTTAAATAACAATAACAAATTAATTCTTCTTCCAAATGAAGATATAGAAGATATTTCTAATGCTATAAAACGAAGAGATTATTATATTTCTCTTGGATTTGAAGGTCTAGTTATTCGTGAAAAATCTGCTGAATATCAATTTGGTGGTAGACGTAATAACAGTATGCTTAAATTCAAAAAGAAAGAAGATGGTTTATTTGAAATTATAGATATTGTTCCAGAAGGACGTAAACGTGCTAATCTTGGAAAGTTTGTTCTAAAGAATGATATCAATAATGCTGAATTTGAATGTACTTATAATGCTCCACATAGTGCTCAAGAAGAAATTTTAGCAAATAAAGATTCTTATATTGGTAAGAAGTGCTTGGTAGAATTTCGAGAAAGGAGTGGCATTAGTAGAGTTCCATTTCATGCTAAAGCTATTAAAATATGTTTAGAATAATAGATAAAAACAAAACTGATGAATCTTAATGCTTATGATAGTATAAAAGAAAAACTTGATAAAAACAAGACTTGGATAGATATTCGTAGAAAAACTATTCTGAGTAGAGAAATGAAGTATAGAAAATATACTTGTATTCTTAAACGATATGACCCCAAAACTAATATTAATTCACATTTTATTGCATTACTTGATAATCCTCCTGAAAATAGATTATATAAATCTACTGTACAAGATGATTATGGTAGAATTAAGATAAATATTTCTAGTATATGGAAAGAAACGTATTTGTCTGATATTAAAAGTGATTGTAATATTTTGTGTACTTTGATAGAAAGTGGAGATGATGGTGATATTTATTCTATTGATGTTTAACGTATGATAGTTCTTAGTAGTCTTATTGACTCTAAGAACTATTTTTTGTTAGCTCCCCTGTAGAAAAGTATGCAGATATAGAACCTATTAAAGAAATAGAAGATTTTACTGATGCTCATGTTTATATAGTTGATGAAGAAGTAGAAAGGCTTGGAAGCATTTTAGACAGGCATGCAGTAAACAGCAAGCAATAATGCGTCTATTGCCGCCTGTTGTGGCTTCTATTGGCTTTATATGCTTTAGTTGATACCTTTATAAGGTAAGCAAATAACCTCTCTGAAATAGCCAAAAAATAAATATAATAAAATTTGGTGCTATTAAAAATAATTAGTAATTTTATAAACAAATTAAACAAAATGTTATTATGGTAGATGCTGAATCTAAGATTAAAACAGATGTTAAGCATAAACGTATAAGACATGCTTATCCACGAAAGGAAGTATATCATCGTTGGATACATAGTTCAGAATATGTTTATGCTAGCGGGAATTGTCAAATATCTGGTAAAGGTAATTATCTTTTTATTGGTGATATAGGAAAATATGCTCCTATAAACATTGTAGAAAACAGAGTTGATTTGTCTGGTAGAGCTTTTGCTGTTATTGATAGAAATACTAATCGTATTCTTATATCAGATAAATATTATGCTTTTGCTTGGGAACTATTACGTTCTCTTCCTGATGAGTATGAAGTATTTAACTGTCATGGTAATATTCCTTGTCATGATATTCTATCTGAAGAAAATACTGAACTTCTCTGTAAAAAACATCTTGAATATATTATAAGCAATTATACTTCTAAATGGTTATATGCTTATTATGCTGTTCTTGAAGGTAAAAATATACTTCATCGTGATATAACTGTCGATATAAGTAAAGAAGCAATAGTTTCACAAACAGTTGGTCATAAGAACTATAATATTCTAGCTTTTATTAAAAAATATAAAATTAAGAAATATGATTGGTATAATGAAACACTAAATCCTAATTATAAACTTGATATTTATTATCCTGATACTAATAGTATTATTAAAATTAGTCTTCCAACAGTTAAGCAAGTTATTACCGGCACTGTATTTAGTAAAAAGCAAATAGAACTATTTAAGAAAAAACATTTCTATACTGAATATTGTTATGGCAGTGGTATTAGTTTTAAGTCTGTTGAAAAGTATTGGAATAAAACCGTAGCTCCTTTAGATGCGGATTCTGCAAATGACAATAATTCTTATGATTTAACCTATGCTCAAGTTAAAAAGTTCTTTCAAGTTAATAAAGTTTATTGGAATGACATTTTTTATGATAACAGGTTAGTTATTTGGAATGATTATGTTATTCTTACTAAACGAGAAGGATATAAAAGAAAAAGTAAATATGTTGAAGAAAACATAGCACAGTCTAAACGAAATGAACTTAAAGCTCGTGAAGAATTAAAGAAATATGCAGATGGTGACTATCTTAAATGTTGGAGAGATGGTAAAGATTCTTATGTACGCAATTATGTTGAATATAAAAGATTTGTAACACCTAATCATAGAAATAGGCATGGTTTTTGGATTACACAAAAACTTTATGTAAAGTCTGACAATATTTTTGATAATATTCAACTTAAACTTTATAATAATACTATTGTAACATCGAATAACGCTAGTGTTCCTATAGATGAAGCTATAAAATGTTATAAATTATTTCAAACTTGTAGAGAAAAGTATAATAAAGAAGGTCAAGATACATTTTCGTTTGTTGACCAAAATATACGTATTGGTATATATAAGCTTATAGGAATAGCTTATACACGCAAATACACAGATGACTGTGCTCCTCTACCTATTACAACTTGGCTTATACACATAGGTTGTCATAGAATTTGGCTTGATGATTTTGAAGACTTTGTTCATTATTATCATCTTGAAGATAAATTTGGTATTAAACATGATAATAAAAATAAACCAATTAAATTAAAAATAAAATGAAAGAAATTAATGATGAATTGTATGCTGAGTTAAAGCAACTCGGCATTATTAACGAAAACTCTGATGTTCGCAGTCATAATGTAGGAGCATCTGATTATAGCAAACATGTTATCCAACCTTGGAGTATTTGGATTGATTATAATCTTAATGCTTTTGATGCTGACATTATCAAACGAGTACTCAGAACAAAAGAAAATACTCCTCGTAAAGAAGATTACGAAAAGATTATTCATATTTGTCAAGAACGTATTCGTCAAATTGAAAATCGACATCTTGGTATAACCGATGAAATTGAATTTGAACTGAAAAAAGAATTATGCAAATAGTAGAATCTAAAGTTGAATCTTGGTTACAGTATAATCCTGTAGACCATATAGCTCGTTGTGCTAGAGTATGTTATGCTTCTAACAAAACAACTAATAATAAAGAATTATGTGATGCTCTTTGGAAAAATAAACATCGTAGTATGTTTCGTCATGCTGGTGTTTATTATATAATTCCTGAGAAATTACAAATTTCTGAAAAAGCTTATGTTGGAGCAGTTGTTTACCATTTGTTTAGTAACTATTATGTTTCTACTAATGAACAATGTGCTAAAGAATATTGGGATAAGCGGTATATAAAATATCGTATTAGTGTATCTGAAGCTTTTGATAATCCTGTCTTCTTATCTCGTAAAATGCTTCGTATTACAATGTGTATAGAAACAGGTATTGACATAACTCGCGAATATAATCGTAAATCACCTAACAATATTGCTGAACAAAGTACTCGTTATGTTGATTTTAACAAAAAGGTAGGTATTCGCTTTAAGAAATGTCATTGGATGTCAGGTCTTAACTTTTATAAAAGGTGTCTTACTAAAGTTATGTGTAAAACTGCTGAATGGTTTTATAAAATTTCTCGTAGTAAATATGGACTTGATCTTCCACCTCAAGATGCAAGATGGATTCTACCATTAGATACAATGAGTAAAGTTGTATATACTTATACTATCAAAGAATGGGAAGAAATTCTTAATATGCGTGAATTTGATTATACAGGTAAAGCACATCCTGATGCTAAAAATGTAGCTTATAAAATTCATGTACAACTTAATGAACTTGGATTCTATATATGTAATTATAGAAACATAACTAGTTATAGTACTAAAACAACTATTTATCCAGAGCCTTAAATCTGAGTATAGAAGTAGTTGCTGATAGTATAGATAGTAAAACTATTAATAATAAAATTAAAGAATATGAAGCAAAATATTTGGTGTAAATTCTTCAACTTACATAAGTATGAAGTAATTAAAGAAGAAAATAAACTTGACCCAAAAGGTAATATTATTGGAAAAGTATTAATCTCTCGTTGTACTAATTGTGGTAAAATAAATCATAAAACAATTTATACAGAACAAACGTATGGCAGATACTAACGAATATTGTTATGTAATGGATTATTCTGATGGTACTATTTGTGAAATTAAAATAGTACCTGAAGATAATGATGAGAATGGTGATATAGATGTGGATAAAGTATTTGCAAGATATGGTCTTAAATCCAGTAATTGTAGTTGGATGTTTACTACATCTAAAATTGAAGGTATAATTGAACTAATTTAAAATATTATGATTACATTATTAATTTGTGTTACACTTATTATTCTAACAGTTATATTGTCAGTATTTTATTATCTTAAAAATAAAATGGATAAGGAATATGACGGATACTATGACAATCTTTCTGATATAATCGAGGATATTTCTTATCATGCAGGTCTTATTAAAGACGATGAAGTATTTGGAGATATTAAGATTCATATTAAGAATATAAAAAGACTTTGTAATAAAGTTCAAAATGAAATCGAAGAAACAGACTAAAGCACAGAAAAGAGCTAATGCTCGTAATCTTCTTTTTAGACAAATCTACGGATGTAGTTTAGGTTCTTTTATGAGTAGAGCTAGATTTGAAAATGCTATAACTCCTGAAGAAATAGAATATCTTGATGTGATTCGAGATATGCTGTCATCTCTCAAACAAAAGTATTTTGATAACTCTAAGAAACTCGGATTACATCCTCGTAGACGGTGTTTTTGTGGTAATGTAGCAAAATGGCGTTGTGTAGATATTTTTGGTAATACCAACTATCTATGTGATAAGCATAAAGAAGAGAGGGAAAAAGATGAAAGCTTAGTTAGTTGTAAACGTATAAATCCTTATGATTAATGGAGCTTAAACTTTGTTGTACTAATTGGTGGGGTAATCAGATTTATAAAACTAAAGATGGTACTCCTATTGTTAAATTGGACGATGGTTACTATACTTTATCAGATTCTTCTGATATTGATAGTGACCCTTGTTCTAAACTCAAAAACAATGAAATAATAATTGTAGAAACCTTTAATTAAATACACATTATGACTAGTAATAGAAATATAAATAGATATAAATACAGAAAACATCTTATAAATAGAAAAGTCCTTAATCAAATAATTAAGGACAGTCCTTTATGTAAACATGCTATAAAAGAACTACAACTTGCTGGATATAAAAATAATAATTATTGTCCTAGTGGTTGGATGTTCAATCAAGTTCTAGAGGCTCTAGCTGTATTTGTTTCTCATGGAAATAGTGGATTTAGTGCTCCTCTTGAAATAAATCTCGTCAAGAAGTTGTCAATTTTTGATGTTATAACTCCACTTAAATTTGATAATACTGAATGGAAGTGGTGTTATGATGATGTTTATCAGAATATCCGAAAATCATCTATATTTAAACATGGTGGTAAAATAAATGATGTCGATACTTTTGTTAAAACTCCTATAAAACGGTATAGTTATAATACTAAAGAATGGCGTAAAGTAGAGCCTATAAGTTATCATGGTGGTCTATTTGAGCATAAAAATGGTGTTCTTACAGGAAGATATTTTAATCGTTGTTATATTAAATACGACCCCACTAAAGGTTATATTCCTAAAGAAACTATTAATATACCTTGTTTAGAAGTAGAGTTTGCTAAAGATGATTGGATTATGGCAGTAGATGCCGATGATAAAGATTTGGCAAAGCTTAACGAGGAATATGATATAGAATGGAAACTTTCACCTACAGCTAAAGACATTCGTCTTGAAGATTATAATTCTGGTATTGATAACCTTGTATTTGAAGATTTAAATAGAAATAAATAAACTATTATGGCAAATATTTATAATATTCAACAATCTTTGTTTTCTATATTTGATGAACTTGAAGAAAACGGAGGAGAACTTACTCCTGAACTTGAAGAACAATTAAATATTACTCAAGAGCAATTTAAGAGTAAAATCAAAGATTATTCTAATGTTATTAAAATGTTAGAAACTGATGTTGCTGCTATCAAAGAAGAAAAAGCTCGTCTTAGTGATTTTCAGAAGTCTAAAGAAAAGGCTATAGAACGTCTGAAGAAAATTATGGTAGAAGCTATTGAAAACTTTGGTGATACCACTAAAGCTGGTGGAAAGTATGTAGATTATGGTACTGGTAAAGTGTCTGTAAGAAATAGTCAAGTTATTGAAATTGAAGAAGATTCTGTTAATAGATTTGTCAATAGACTTATCACAAGTCTTAAATGGCATAACGAAAACAATCAACTTCATAACGGTCTTGTAGATCCAAATGACGTTATAGCTTTTGCTAATAGTAAAACACAAGAAGAAGAAAATGACGATGTAGAAGTAGATGTATATGATACTAAAGATACAGAGAATTTAGCTATATCTGTAGATTTAGATATTGATATACCTACTTTACTTACAACTGAAAAGGGCATAAACCTTGCTAAAGCTCTTCTTGATTATAATGTATTTAGCATTAAAGCTAAGGCTGATAAAAAGGGCATTAAAGATGAGGCTAAATCTGAGCAACATTATATGCCTGTATTTGCTAAACTTGTTACAAATAAATCAATTTCTATAAAATAATAAATATGAATTAATATAAGTCTTAATTGTCATCTTACCTTTAGTAAACTTAGAGTGTTAGTTGATAATAGAAAACTCTCTAAGTTTACTAATGATATATAAATAATAAACTTTATAAATACATTTAATATGAGTAGATATACTGTTAATGGTGCTCCTTGGGCTATCGGAAAAGATGTTTCTGATTGCCATAGTTCTGCTGAAGTTATGCACAAAGCAGGTCTTGATTTCATTGTAGACAAATGTGAACTTATGGCTCGTATGCCATTTGGTATTAAACATAACAATCTTATAAATCCTCTTGCTGGAGAATTTGCTAAAGATGGAATGATTTATCGTGAACTATGTGGGCATTATGCTACATATAGATCTGATACTTCAGAACCACTAGGACTTGTAAAAGCTAAATATGAAGTTGTTCAAAATATTGATGCTTTTAGGTTCTTTGATGATGCTATTGGAGAAGGTATGGCACGTTGGGACAAAGCTGGTATTCTCGATAATGGTCGCAAAATCTATCTTAGTGCTAAACTTCCTGTAGAAACTCGTGTTGGCGACGATTTAATTGATAACTATCTTGTGTTTAGTAATAGTCATGATGGAACAAGTAGTGTAAATATAATGTTTACTCCACTTCGTGTAATATGTACTAATATGCTAAATGCTGGACTTAAATCAGCTGATGCTTATATTCGTATTCGACATACAGAAAGTGCTAAACAAAAGCTTCAACGTGGAGCTGAAATTCTTCGTATTGCTTGTAAACATGCTACAACAGTTCAAGAATATTACAATGCTCTTCTTACAGTTAAAATGACAGATAAACAAGTAATGGAATATCTTGCTAATCTTCAGCTTACTGAAAAAGAAAGAGAATTACTTCTTGATTATGATAATGAAAATGGCTATAAAAAGCTACTTCTTAAAGATTATCGTACTATGGAAGTAACAGGAATTAGTCAGCGTAAAGCAAATCAAATTGCAAGTATGTTTGAATATTATTGTGACGGTATTGGTCAAAAACATATTGCCGGTACTGCTTGGGGTGCTTATAATGCTGTTACAGGCTTTTATTGTAATGTAGCTAATCTTGAAGGAGAGAAACGTGTTGAATCTCTTCTCTACGGGGGAGCTAACAACAATATGATTAAAGCTCTTAATTCTGCTAATGCTATTCTTAGTGCTGCTTAAAGTTCTAAAACTAGGTTTACTACCTCCCCCGTAGAAAAGTGAAAACATAAATAACTCAAAATAATACTGCAAACATTTGGTGGTATAAATTATATTCCTTATATTTGCAGTATTACAATTTTAATTAACTTTTTAATAATAGTAATAATGGAAGTAAAAATTAAACGTCTTTGTGATTCCGCTTCTATTCCGCAGTATGCACATGCTACAGATGCTGGAATGGATCTTGTAGCTACTAGTTATGAGTACAATGAAAAAATTCATTGTCATGTTTATGGAACTGGTATTGCAGTTGAAATTCCAGAAGGTTATGTAGGTCTACTTTATCCTCGTAGTTCTAATCGTAAAACTGAATCTTATCTTACTAACCATGTTGGTGTTGTAGACAGCGGTTATCGTGGTGAGATTATGCTTAGTTTCAAAACTCGTGATTTTAAGGAAGGTGAAATTCAGCAGCTTTATAAGCCTTATGAAGTAGGCGATAAGATTGCTCAACTTATAATTATGCCTTATCCGAAGATTGAATTTGCAGAAGTAGCTGAACTATCTTCTTCTGATAGAGGAGAAGGCGGACATGGTTCTACTGGAAGTAAAGTTGATATTCTTAAGGAAATCAAAGATACCAAACAGCTTCGTAAAGATATAGATGAAATTATTCAGCAGGTTAAGGCTCTTAATCAGTCTAGAGAAACAAGTCTTGTAATTACTAAACTTCAAGAAGGAGTTATGTGGCTGGGCATGAACCTTAAACGTCTTGGTACTGAGAATCCTTATCCACAGTCTTATAATCCTGAAAATACAGAAGTAGAACCTACTGCTGATGGTCTTAAATTTTAATATAATTATGGAACAAAAAGTATTTCAACTCATATATGATTATCTTAATGATAGATATAGAAATACTAGTATAAACGATATGTTTATAGTTTGGTCTTGTTACATATTAGGTAATAGAAAATATCTTGTTGGAGTTAAAGATTCTTCTAACTATTTTGAAGTTACTTATAATATAAACAAGAAAGAATGGTATATTGACGAATATAGTAAAATAAATAACATTTGTGTTAAAGATTAAATTAAAATTATTATGGAAAATTATCAGAAAAGAATGATTGAAGAGCATAGTGGACTTGTTGTTCGTATTCAGAGTCTTCATAACTATGTTTATAGTAACAAGTCTAATGCAGACAATAAGGTTGAATTTGCTAATAAGTGTATTCAGCTTGCTGCTATGAAGAAGTATGAAGAGGCTCTTCGTGCTCGTTTTGAAAATGCAGGTATTGTATTTCAAAATGGTGAATATTTTGAGCATGTAGCCTCTATAAAGGTTAATACTCCTGAAAATAATAATGAAGAAAATGGAGAGCAAGAGCAACAGTAATAAAGTTGTTTATATTGTAACAACTGCTGAATGTTCTGCTTGTAAATGTATGGAATATATTCTTAATGATATTCAAAAAGATAATTCTACATTTACTATTAATTCAACAGATTTTACAAAGATTCCAGAATGGTTAAAGACTAATATTACTTTAACTGATTTTCCTACAGTTGTATTTGTAGACAATAATGTGATAAAATATCACTTTGTAGGAACAAAAAGTAAAAGTAAAGTTCTTAATCTTATGAAGGATATTAACTTTTAATTTATACCTGTAGGAGATTATTCTCTTACAGGTATTTTTTTTTATTGTGGAAAATGATAATATCTATAGTGGTTATATTAATAGTTTTACTATCAATTATAGCAAATTGTATATTTTGGATTAAAGAAACAATTAAAAATAATAGACAATATAAATAACAAAAGTCCTATTAATTTTATGTATATTATAATTGAAATTGATAGTAGACTTTATAATAAAGATGATTATAATCAAATTGATTTGAAAGTGATGTAATAGCTTGTGATACCATAAAATAGTCATGTATGCCGTTAGTTTTAGTTGTGTTAGACTTTTGTATGTCAGACGATAGATTGTTAATCTGCTAAAATACAACGGCTGAAATCGAATAAAAATATGTGGTATTTTTGAACAATTAGAGTAAGTAGACTAAAAAGTTTATTTACTCTTTTTTTTTTAAACATTAGGAACAAGTACGGTACAAATACGATAAAATAAAAGCTCCTACTATCTTCGCAGACAATAGGAGCTTTAGGCGCACGTCACAAGGCAAATCTAATTCTAACATCCATCGCAGTTGTCCCAGGCGGACTCGAACCACCACTGACAGAACCAAAAACTGTAGTGCTACCATTACACCATAGGACAATATAAGTTGGAATACATTTAATATTACCAACTCTTTAAGATAATCTTTATCTTTTGCAAATATACTATTATTCCTTCATATATACAAGATTTAAAATGTTAAAATTCTTTATTTTCTCTTTCCTTTTACAGTACTAAGAGCAGGTCTGTAATTTCTAACAACTCTAGTGCTGTCAGAAGGAGCAATTTGATATGGTTGTTTAATTTTTCCTTCTACAACAACTTCTGGAAGTATACCACCGAATCTAATTCCATCAACAATAGGAAGAGAATTATCAGGTAATCTAAGTTCAACTCCATTATTTTCTGCACGACTTAAATAATCTATAGTTCTTAAAACATCCCAGTCATGCCTCATTTGGCTATCAGATAAAGTATATCTTGATGCTTTCTTTCCTAAATAAGGAGCTTCACTCCAAGTGCCACCAATAATACCTTTAGGATTGTATTTGCTAACTTTACCACTATAATCAGATTCAACACTAAATGTAGGATGAAATGCAGTTTTAGCAATATCTGTAAAATGGGCATCAGCATCCTTTGTTAGCATTGCTTGTGCTTCTTTCGGTTGAGCATTATAAAAATGTTCATAATTGTAAGTGTTATCATTTAGCATTTCTTGAACATCCCAACCTCTAATTCCAGCTACAGTTTCTAACCATCTTCTATATTTAGTTTTAGGCATAATAAAATAATTTAAAATAAGTTATCAATTAATAACGTAAGTAGAAAGGCTGTATGTAACAACCTTTCTACGGGGGAGCTAGTTATTTAGATATAAAATCAGCTATATCTTTAACAGGTACTATGCTAAGCATATTATCACCAAGTTTATAATACTTATTACTACGTTCAAGTCTTTCAACCATATTTATACTATGATAAATAGGTATGTTACGACGAATTTGAACCCAAAACTTATTCTCACCTTTATATAGACCAGTAGAATAATAAGGATCAAATTCATCACCTTGTATCATATATTGTGAAATAAGACCCATAGTACTTAGTAAATCACTAATTGAAGTTTGAGCTGCTATAGGACTAGACCAAAGTTTTTTACCCTCAGCATAAACACCAACAGGATTATACATGAATGATTCAGATGCAAGACGGTCAGCTTCATACATCATAAGATTATAAACAAGGTTGTGATCTTTATCATCATCGCCAGCTGCATGCAATGCAATAGCAAGACAAAGAGCAGAAACAACACCACAGACATCACCAAACGCACGTCTGATATTTGCTCTATCATATTCATTCATCATTTGATAATATGTTTTAGCATGAAAAGCAAATTCAACATAATTCTTAATAATGTTCTGTACACCTTTAACTGCTTGAAGATTAGCATCAGTCATATTATTATCTTCTTGAAGTTTCTTAGCAAATCTCTTCTTATGAAGTGGTAAAGCAAGAAAATCTTTAATAGAAGCATAACAACCTTTTTCTATGGTTCCACGTTCTTCATTAAAATATCCTTGTCTACGATAACGTTTCATAATACCAGGATATATATGCTTATGATATTGCATTACAAGTCCACCCCACCAGTAAGACTCCCATTTTGCAGCACCTAGTTTATCATATACACCATGTATCTTTTTGTTAACAGAAATAACTCTTCCTTTAAAAGCTCCAAGAATTTGATAAGCTTCATCACCAATTTCAGCAAATATAGAATCATCTGCAAATCCAAGAGTACCATCATCGAGTTTCAGCTGACTCATAACAGTAGGATGTGTTTCATCATTGTTAAATTCTTCTTTTGCTTTAGCTTGATATTCTTTACGCTTATCTATAAATTTTTGTTTATCTTCATTATCAAAATAAATATTTACAAATTCAGTAGTTAAATCTTTTCTGAACCAAGCATATTCTTTAGTATCATTAGCATTAGAAAGTTCTCTTTTCTTAAATGCTTCATAAAGGCTACGTTGTTCAGATGTCATAATGTTTTGAAGAGCTTTTTCATTAGCATCGCGCATATATTCAGCTTCATTAACTGCATCGTATTTAACTTTACCTGTAGCCTCATCTACTCTTTTAATAAGTCTATGACTGTGCATCATAGCAAATAGAGCACTATTTTGCATTAAATGTTCACCCATAGCTTGAGGACTAAAAGCTAAATCTCTTGCACGCTCTAAATATGTAGCCATATCAGGAACAGTTACAACACCATTTATTTCATCAAAGTCAACTACATTCATAAACTTAACAATAGCACTAGGAAGAGAAGACGCTTTATCACTATACATATCTGCCATAAAACTAGGAACACCAGCTCTCCAAGTATTAAGTCCCATGTGCCATGTTTTATTACCAAAATATTCTCTAGCAAAAACTTCTCCAAGAATTTGTGTGCTACCTGCTGTTACGTTAGCAATACCACCAGTAACATTAAGCATCATAAATTTAGCAGAAGTTAAACTTTGAAGAATATTTGCAGCACGAGTTAAACCATTATTAGGTTTTTTCCATTGGTCATATACAAGTCTTCTAATCCAATTAACATATTGTTCTTGAAGTCTTGTATCTTTTTTAGTTACATAAGTATCTTGACCATCTATAGTTCTTTTTCCTGTTCTTTGTAAATCATTAAAACCTTCATTTTTAACATATACATTAATTCTATCAAGCATATTCTTTGCATAAAACAGCATATACTTATTATCTTGAATTGCATTAAAATGTGCTGCTTTTTGAATGAACTCTTCCATTACAGACTCCCAATTATCATCAAGCATATTACGATGAATTTCCATATTTTTAGCTTCAGCATCTGCTTTATCTTTTTCCCATTTATCTACACGCTTTTGATAATTTTCATCTGTTTCATTTTCTTCTCGTATAGGACGTTTTCTGTCTATTTTAACACTATCTTTTGATTTAAGAAGAGTAGTCATTGGCATATCTATTGTTGTATCCGTAGCATAATCTATTTCAGAATCAGTATACCAATCTTCTTTACCAGTAGCACTATTTATCCATCCTATAAGTTTAGCAGCTTCTTTTGCAATATGTTTAGAATCAAGAGGCTCAGCTTTTCTTCTCAAAGGCATATAACCATTACGAAGAAATTGTTGAGATTGCATAGTATGACAATTCTCTTTAAGAATAGTTTCAAAATACTCTTTTATTTCATCCTCAAACTTATTTCTATTAACCGTAGAATTATATGAAGGATTATTACCTTTATAATTAGCTGCTGTAGAAGAAAATTCTTTATAATCATGATTACGACAATCTCTATTGAAAGTAAGAGGATCTTCATCATCGATTATAGGATTTCCATTAGCATCAAGTCCTGTTCTAATAGTTCTCTCAGTTTGATTCCAAGCAGGTTCATATTCCATATTAGTATTCCACTTACCATCATCACCTACTTCTCCAAATTCAAGAGTAGTCCAACATTGAAGTGGTTCTACAGTATGAGTATAAGGGTTATAAATATGATTAGCTTTGTACCATTTTCTAAACTCTTCTTGACCCTTAGCTTGAGCTTCTTTATATGCTTCATAATAATACATAGTTTTTCTACTTCTAGTATAATTACGAATAATATGTAAAGCGTCAGTTTTCTTTTTATCAACAAAAGTATTATCACCAGTACCATCAGCTTTATAACCTTTAGGTACAGCATATCCATAAATATATCTATTAGGAACAACTATATCATTTCCATTTTCATCTTCTACTATTTGAGTGTTAAGAGATAGCCATATACGATAATATCGTTCTCCACGTTGTTTAGCTAAGTCCTCTTGTTGTTGGAATTTAGCATCATCGTATACAAAATCAACATTATCTTTTATAAATTCATGAACACTTTTTGCATTAGTTGTAGAACCTTTCTCATATTTCTTTATATCTTCAAGTTCTCCATATAATTTTTTAAGTGTTCTAATTTCATCTTCAGATAATTCTGATGTATGAAGAGTGCCATCATGTGTAGTATAATGATCTTTAAGTATTTTATTAATTTCATTTACTTTAGCAATATACTCACTGTTTTTAGCACCAGATATAGTCATTCCTTTATAAAAGGCTGCTGTAAAAATAGTATCATCTGTAGGAGAATTACTAATTAAAGTTCTATCAGTAAATACTTGTCCTTCTCTAATACCATAGTTTACAAGTTGCTCTTCATATAATTGACGAATGTTTTCTTCTGTTAGTTTACGAGCATCTATAATACCTCTTTCATCATAAGCCTCTTGTTTTTTAGCAATTATAGACAGAAGTTTACGACCTTGTTTACCTTCTCTAAATACCCCAAATGCTTGATTAACAAGATCAGCAACTTCTTCTGTTGCAGTATAACGAGCGTTATGAGCTAACCATTCTTTGGCTTTTACATAGTCATCATGTTTCATCAATTCTGCAATAGGAGTAGTAATGTTTCCATTATCATCTCTCATTTCATAGTTGTTGACAATATCGAGATTTCTATCTAATTCTTCTTGAAAACCAAATTTAACAGAATCATCAAAGAACTCGCTATTAAGACTATTCATATCTTTAAGATACTTTTGTAAAGCATAAGTACTATTCAGGCTATAAATAGTTTTTTCGTCTCCTCTAAGAGGATTATTTGGATCATCAGGCAAATATTTTTCTTTAAAAGTGCCACTAGTTTGATCATATATATAATCGTTAGTAAGATTATCTATTTGACGTTTAACCTCATCAAGTTCTTGTTTATAGTTATCTGCTAAAACTCCATTAGTTATATGACTGAGCAATTCTCTACGTTTATCAGAAAGTTTTTTATATTCTGAATAAACAAGAGGATATTTTTTAATCATATGTTCCTCAATATCTATTTTTCTTTGATAATATTCATCTATAACAGGCTGATTAACATTAGCTAATTTCCATTTATCATATGCTAATTTTGCTTTAAGATGTTCAATACTACCAACACCATGTTCAGACTTTGCTAAAGAAATATTTTCTCTAAGTTCAGCAAGTTTATCAAGGAAAGCTTGATTATAGTTTTGTATGAATTTACCATCTTTATCTATAATCTTTTTCCAATCAATACTAACACCTGCTTCTCTAGCTCTTTTCTTAATATCAGCAAGTTTCTTTTTAAACTCTTGAACTCTCTTAACAGCAAGCATCTCTTTAGACCGAATATCAGCCATTACTTCTTTAGAAACAATTTGAATAAGTGGAGAAGATGATTCTTGTAAATCACCAACCCAAGCATCAAATGCAGCAGCACTATGATAACCATCTAATACACTAAGAATGTCTTGTTGAATTAGAGGACTTTTACTGAGTTTAGCAAGATACTCATTTGCAAACAATTTTTCAGTATCTGCAATAATTGTAGCATTTTGAAGCTCACTTATCTTCTCTTTAATTCTATTAAGGAAAGGACGTATAGTTTCATCTTCTGATTGAATATCAAGTTCGTTTATTATAGCAAAATTTCTAACAAGAGCACGAGCATCAAGAATTGTTTTTAAAAATCTTTGTCTAACAGCAGGATCTGCTTTAATAGCAGCAATAGCTTCAGGAGTGTTTATAGCAAATGCTTGCATATTATCGTCTTTGATAAAATATTTCATATCAGTAGACAATTTATTAACCATTCCATCTATATATTCAGCTGTAGTTTGAATAACATCTTTCACATTAGCTTGTACAGACGGAGCAGAACCTGTTATTTGTTTATCTTGTAAAAACTTAAGAGCTTTAGCTGCTTCAATATCACCTTCAGACTTTCTACGAGAAAACATAGTAGCCATAGCTTGCACACCTAATACAGTAGAATCAGGAGTATCATTTATTTCAGTTACTGAAGAATGCATAACACCTACATTTTCCTCATAAGGAGTAATCATGAAAACATCATGAACTGTATATCCGGCATCTTTTGCTTTCTGCATTATATCTTGAATATCTTTATTAGATTCTTTTACAACCTTATCTTTATTTTCTTCTCCAAGATATTTTCTATTGAGTCTAGAAAGATTTACTTTTTGAATAACATATTTTCTACCATTTATAGTTTGAATACTACCACCATTTATACCAGGTGTAGTTATATAATTAGCTAACGCTGCACTACGAAGATACAAACTAGCAAAAGGATTTTCACTAAATCTAGCTGTAACTTTCGCTATAACATCTTCAAATCCACCTGTATTAACAGTATTTTTATCATTTATATTAAACGACTTTGCAAAACCTTTTGCTCGTCTAACAGCTTTAGGCTTATATTTAGCTCTTTCAGATTCGTGACTTTTTAATATTTGGTTAAAGTCTACAGCAGTATCTTTATATATTTCATTACGTTGTTCTTCAGTTATTTCTCCAAATTGACTCTCAGCAGCAGCCATTCGCTCTTGAATAACTCTATCTTTTTCTCTACTTTGATCTCTAAAATCATTTATTACACCAAGATAATATTGTTCACTAAGAAATTTGTTATTTGCAGGATTAGCTGAAAACTCAGAATTTTCATTTTCTTCAAGAGTGTTTACAGGATAAAGAACATATGTTCCATTAACATCTGCAATTCTATAAAGAATAACTCTATCATTTATAGATAGTTTTACATACTTATTTGCAGTCATAGGATGATAGCTCCTGTCATTTGGCGTAGCATCATAAATAATTCCATACTTTTCAGCTAATGCGTCATTTGTAACAACAATCATATAATCAGCTCTAGGAGTAAGTTCAAGATACCAATTTCCTTGTTCATCCTGTTTCTTATAAACTTTTTTACCAGTTATAAAAGTAGAATTAGAATGACTACGAATATAATTATATCTTAATTGATTTGTACTTATAGCATTATCTTTTATAGTAGCAACTGCTGTTGAAATATCTGATATAATGTTTGTTTTATCTGAAAGAAGAACACTATTTTTAATTACTTTATTAACAGCATTCTTTTTCATTTTAAAGCCTTCAACTACAAAGCCATATTTAACAACATCCATAGCAGCAAGAGCAACTAAAGGATTGTCATTAAAGAAACATTTTTCAAATTCACTATAAACAGTTTCAATATCTTCATTATTTTCTATATATTGAATAGTCTGCTTTCCTGCATTCGAGCCTCTATTAACTAAAGACACGTTTATATATTTAAACACACCACTATCTTCAAATCTTTCTTGAATATAATGTATCTTTTGAGCAGGACTTAAAGTAGAAAATTGTTGAATTTCCAAATCACTAACATGATTTATATCTGCTACTGTAAATTCAACAGTATCACCGTTTTCATCTTGTACTTCAAGATTTGGAGTTTTTCCATATCCGTAAATACGAGCACGCTCTTCGTCTATATCTGTTTGAGAATAGACGAATTGTCCATTTTTATATGTAACAGCGTTACTTATAGCTCTAGCTTGACTATAAATGTAATTAAGAATATAATTTTGGAATGATTTATATTCTTTTTCGTTCATAGTTCTACCATTACTAAATAAATCAGCAAGTTTTTCTACTTCATGCCTAAATTCATCAGACTGTGTAGCAAACAAACTTCTATTTATTTTAATAGAAGGAGCAGTAGAATATCTCAAAAAAGCATTAAGAGGAGGATATGCTGAATCTTCAATAGAAGTATTTTGCATATAATACTCTAATCCTCTGTAAACCCTAGGATATATAGCAGAAATGAAATCTTTACCACCTGCAAAAAGAGAAGGATGTTCATCTTGCACAAGTGTTTGAATGTCATCAAATACTTTAGCTGTAGCATATATTGTTTGCTTAGCACCAAATTTATCAGGATTACAAACTCTAGCATAAGCAGACACATCGTTTGCAAGAGCGTTAAGTTTATTGTACTGAAGAACAACGCCTAAATCATAAAGTAATTGTTTATACCCCCCTACGGGGGTGCTAATATCAAAGTCACCACTTTGATTTATTCTATCTCTAAGTTTAGAAGCAGAAATATTAAGTTGATTGACACTATTTATATCTGTACTAAGAACATACTTATCAGGCTCAACACAATCAAATAGTTCTGCTATATCAGGAGAACAAACTTTAAGTTTTCCTAGAATTTCATCAACCTTAGGATTTTTAGGAAGAGGAATCTTTTTAAGTACACATAGTCTTTTACCTATTTCTTTAATAGCTTCGTTTATAACATTTCCAGATTCTTCTCCATAAATAGACTTGTTAGCATTATATATATTTACAATTCTAGTAACACCAGGTTGCATCATAAACGCAATAGCAGTTTTATAATCAGAACCAATATCAGGAAATAGTTTATATACTTGGAAAGTAAAGTCATTAACATTAGGTATAGAACCTTCCTTTACAGCATCAAGAATATGAGCTGTAGTTTGAGAAGAATATGCTGTTAGAATCTTACCGACAACATTCTTGTTATCATTACTCCAACCTAATGTATTATGAGTTACAATCCAACCACTTTTATCTTCAAGACGTTTAACATTGTCAAAATGTTTTTTAAGCTCACTTTCTTTATAACCATCTTCTTTTTTATAAATGATAGAAACAGTTTTACTAGAAGAAATAGTAGGACGAACTGTGTTACATATAGAGCAGAAGGTATCGCGAGTAACACTAAACGCTTTAAGTTTAGCACCACTCATAACATCTTCTTGATATGCAGCTTGATCAAAGAAATCATAAGGAGAACGAGCTTTTCTAAGTTTAGCAAGTTCTGGATTTATAACTTCATCTCTATCATGTATAATATCATCAAAGTTAGAACGAGAAAGATTTTCCTCAAGAGAACTAGGATCTGAAAGAATCTTAATCATAGTTTCAAGAATCTCATTATTACGACCTTTAGTCTTTCTTTCAGATCGTTTATCTTCTTCATTATAAGGAACTTTTTCAAGTTTTCCAGTTTCTTTATTTACTTCTCCGCTAAAATGAATACCATAAACTGAGTCAATATCAAAGTCAGAACCTGTTTGAGAAACCCAATCATCAGGAACAACAATAGTAGAACCGAGAGCATCATCTGTGAATCCAACAACTTTCATAACACAAATAGATTGTTTACCTTCAGTAGGAATACGATATCCAATCATTGTATCAAGTTTTGCATCTTGTATTTCTTTTAAAAGCTCTTCGTCTGTTTTACGAGTACCATCTTCTTTAGTATATTTTAATTCTTTAAAATTACTCTTTGGAAGCATTATTTCTACATAAGGTTTACCATCTGGATGATACTGTAATTTTTTACTATAACTACGCTTTTCCACTGTATCACTAAATGTGTTCCAACCAATATTAGTAATCTGAGCAGCATGCCAACCTGGAAGTTTTTGACGAGTAACACGATTGTTAAACATGCTTTGAGCAATACTTTCAAGCTTTGTAGATACATTACTCATGTAAGATGGCATCATAGGAACACCATCTCTATCAAGAGTAACATAGTCCATCATATTACTATCAAGACCAAGACGGGCTACTTCATCTTTAAGCATATCATAAAGAATAGATTGGTCGAAAGCACTTATTTCTCCATTTTTATCTCTTTTTATATGAAGTTCTTTCATTAAATTCTCATAACTATCAACGATGTTTTGAGAATAAAGTTTAAAGAACTTTTCTTTAAGATCATACAGGTCTTTATTAGATTTATCAATATTATCTACAATTTTCTTCATTATCTGAATACCAGCTTTATTTTCAGCTGCAAGATGTTGAGGTGTTTCTTGCTGAGTATAAAGATAATTATAATTATAGTATTCTGTAGCATGAACTGCATTAGCTCTAAAGTCTGCTATATTTTTATCTGTTATATTTCCTTCATTATCCCATATTGTAAGAACATTACATTTACCTGCTTTAGAAGTTTCTTCTGTATTTAGCTGGTCAATATTAAATTCTTTCATTAAGTTATATACTTGTTCAAGTTGTGTACCACGAACAAGACGAGGAACAATTACAAATTCTGCATTTTTAATTTGACGAGGAACAATTACACCAAGTTCTGCATTATAATATTGGTCATAATAAAAGTTCTTCTGAACTTGAATAAATTCACCTATTGTTTTAGCATCAAGCGGCTTACTTTCATCAAGTACCGCATCAATCAATTTTTTATATTGTGGAAGTTGTCCACGAGCAGTAATACGTCGAACCCATTCTTCAAAAGTAATATAAGATTGTGCATCATTTACAGTAGTATTTGCATAGCCAGCCATCATGTTAGCTGCATGAATTTTAGCATTTGGCTTACTCATTCCAGATGCAACAAGAGCATCTATCAAAGTTTTAGAAAGAACCCCTGGTTTTTTAAATCTGTAATTACCGTGTTCATCTTCAACCCAATTACCATTTTCATCTTTAGACCATTTAACAATATCTCCTTTTGAATTAGTTTCAAAAGTACCAATAGTATCGCCAGTTCTTATAGTATTCTTAATCGTTACTCCTCTAAACTTATTGTATTGATTTATTTTAACTTGTGAAGTAACACCATCTACAGAAATATGATTAAATGTCATATTATTTAAAGGACTATCTACTATAGCAGGCTCTTGAGCTAAGTCCATAGAATAGTCTACAATACCATAAGGAACACCAGAACCTTGTGCCTCTTTAGCTCGCTTCAGAAATGTTTGTGTATCTTTATAGAACTTAGTATCACCTTCAAATAAATCATTAAAGTTAGTGTACATAAGTCTATGATTAAGTGCAAATTCAGCAGCAGTAAGCTTAGTAAGCATTCCTTCAGGAATGAAATTTTTATAAATGTCAAGTTGTTGAACAGCTCTACCAGAGTATGCTACAATAAATTTAGAAATTTGTTCATTTATAATAGCATTTTGTTCATCTGTAAGTTCTGCTTGTACGCCATTGCTTGTAGTAGTTGTATGAAGATATGTATTATTAGCTCCCCCGTAGAGAAGGTTGAACTTCTTTAATATTTCGTCAGCGAAGTTAACAGCTTCATATTTACCATTCTTATTAAGAACAGTTACTTTAAATCTATCACTAGTAAATACATCTCCTACTAAAGCATATTCTCCTGTAGAAAGCTTCTTAAGAATTTTACCTTTCTTTGTATGGTAATTATTATAAAGTTTACGAGCAGTTTCAGAATCATTAGCATATCCTGGCTTAAATATAGGCATACCATAAGTAGGTGAATTAGTGTCTGTATCAAGACGAACTTTTCCACCTTCATTTTCAAATAGAACATTTACGGCTGTAGCCATATCTTGAAGCTCTTGTACAAATATATGTCTGAATTGTTGGAAAATAGGATGATTAATGTTACATCCGTCTTTTGTAAACAAACCAGCAACTGAATATTTAGGAGCTTTAATTATAAAATTCTTTGGAGCGTCAGAAGGAATACGCATAAAATATTCAGCAAATGCTATTTTATCTGCTTCTTCTTGTTGATTATAATCATCTTCTGTTTTAAAGAAATTTATAAACGCAGTTGTAGTATAATCTCCTCTACTCATTTCTGAATAAAGAACATTTTTACCATTTACCACAGTTCCGGCTCCAGCAAATAATGTATTTTGCAGCAATCTATGTGCATAAGGAGTAGGAGTAAGTTCTTTACTCTTTGGATCCTGAGTAAACAAACCATAATTAATAAGACGTCCAGTACCATCACGATGCTCAATCATAATGTTGCTGAAATCATATTGTCTAGATTGTCCTTTATATTTACCAAAATTCTCTAAAGCAGTTTGATTTTTGAGAGTATTTATAATATTAGTAATCATACTGTTATTAATAACATCAGATGATTGATTACCATGAACATTTCTAGAATTAAGTTCGGTTTTAATTAGACTAAATTTAACAAGAGCATTAGCAAGTTGATATGCTGCTTGCTGTGTTTCATTGCTAACATAGTCAATAGCATATAATTGAGAAAGATTTGCTTCTATCTCATCAAATGCTCCTTTTCTAACAGTTTCTCCATTTTCTAACGCTTTAGTTAAACTACCCTTTTTACTATAAAGAGCACTTATATCAGCTTGACGACTATCATAAACTCTTTTACTATTTTCAGCCCCTTTTATTGTAAGGTTAGCTATATTTGCTAAATTAGACAAAGCATCAACCTTATTGTCAGAATTTACGTAATTTATAATAGCTTTATCAGAGATAGTAGGATAATATCTTTTAAGAACATTATATAAGTCAGTTGCTATATCTTTCACATCAGAATCAAAAGCATCTATATCTTCTTGTTCTATGCCTTTTCTTTTATCAAGTTCAGTTCTAAACTTACGTAAATCTTTTAATTTTGTATTTATACTAGCAATCATATCAGAACTATGCTCAGCTTCTGAACGAACACTTGTTGCTTTAGCACTATTAAAAAATTCAAACTTTAAAGTAGTAAGTTTATCAGCAGTTCTATTACTAGTTCTGCTACTAAATTCACCATTAGCATCTGTAGTTTCTATTTTACTTATTATAGCTTTACTGAATGTACGATATACTTCAAAAGCAAAATTAAGATTTTGTTCAAGATAATCTGCAAATTGATTAAAAGCTGCCATTCCAGGAACATTATTAGCAATTTCTCTAATACTTTCTATCATAGTAGTACGATTAGTGAAATTACCATAAGAATATAAAACAGCAATACATTGAGCAGCAGACATCGTATCTGCTATACCAAAAGCATTATTTGTATCTTGAACATATTTGCCATCAGCCTTTTCTCCATTAAGAAGTTTAGGCAAACTTGAAAAATATCCTCTAATACTCATTCCAACATGAGTCATAAAGTTATTGTAATCTCCAAGTTTTTCATTTAATTCTTTAATAGAATTATTTTTATCATCAGAACTTGATTCATTATTTTCTCCTGTTTCAGAATTATCATCAAGTTGCTCATCTATTGCTTCGTAAGTAACATCCTCACTTATTGGTGCCTTTTTAAGTCTAAGTTCTCCAAGAATATTATTACGAAATACTTCTTCAAAGAAACCTCTTCTATTTCCAATTATTTCTTTATACAAAGCCATAAGATTTCTATTTTCAAGTTTATCATCTTTTGAAAATAGTTCTTCAATCTTAGCTGTGTTATTCTCTTTCATAAGTTTAAGAACTTCTTCTTTTGTAGCTAAGTTTTTACTTACAAGTCTTTCAATTATAAGTTTCTTAACTTTAGCTATACAAGTATTTGCAAAATAATCTCTAGGAGAAATATCTTTACCTGTTTTATCCTTAAATTCTTTAAGAACTTGAGTAATTGTTTTGTCTTTTTCATGAAGAAGTTGATGATAAGCACTAAGCATAAAATTAGCAGCATGCTTTTTTCCTTCTTCACGAGTGGAAACACTATCATATCCAAATCTAGTAACTGGAGAGTCACTAGTATTTAGTTGTGTACTATAATTTATATCAGGATATAAATTATTATGATATTCTTGAAGAAGTTTAATAACTTCTTCAAGATCTTTTCTAGGAATATTGTTTACATCAATTTCCATTCTGTCCTTTAGTCTTTTAACAAACTTAGGACTATGAAGTTCTGTCATATAACGAGTAGCAAGAACATTATTTCCTTTACTAACTGCTATAATAGCTTTACTGACTTCATTGTTGTCTACATAAACATTACAACTCATAATATAAAAGTTTATTTAATTTATTTTTATTTGATTTAAGCCACTTTATTTGCTGACTGATACAAACTATCGACAAGACGTTTCAAACTCAGCAGAAGCCACAAGAGCGTCAAATTCGGGCTGCTGCTCTAATGGAAGCATATCTGATATCGAAGCAATAGACGGCATATTCGGCATAAGAGTAATACGTTCTTCTGTTATACTACTATGATAAATATTATCATCTTTATTAGAAAAAGTACCTACATTATCTGTAGCTGATTTAATTTGATTAGGATTAAATACTACAATAGTATGAACAGTAGATACTCCTAAAGAAGATATTCCTTCATCCTTTACTAATTCAAAACCATCAAAACCAGATTCCTTCAAATACTTAGTAATAAGCTTTTTTATATCTTCTCCAACTTCATAACTATCTCCATTTTCTATAAGAAATGGGTCATCGTCATTAATGTGTGTCATATATTCAGCCTTTTCTCTATATGAAGGAACATGTTTACTAAAATAATCATAAGCCTCTTTTCTTGTATTAAATTTTAATATATTATCAGCTTTTACAAATATAGGTATTTGAACATTTCTATTATCAAATATACTATTAGAGTTTTCTTTAGTAAATATTCCTATAGGAGTTTCAATATCTCCATATCCGTTATCACTTCTATCAGCATCAAATTCAATAATATTTTTACTTGTTTCATGATACCTTACTAAAGGTTCACCATTTTCATCAACTACTTTAGAAACACCTCTATCTCCAGTATTTATATCATCTGCTTGTGGTAATTTGTCATTAATTATTCTATAAGTAGTATGATTCCAATGTCCTACTTTAGGACTTTCAGATATAACCTCAGCAATTCCATCTTTAACTAAAGATTTCCATAAAGCATCTTCTGCGTCAGAATTAGAACTATCAGAATATAAAGTTTTACCTTCTGATTTAGCAATATTGGCAAGAGCTAAATGAGCCTTTTTTCCATATCCTTTTCCTCTATATTCTTCTTCTATTTCTGTTGCAGCTCCTATAGCCCCACTCATTTTAATTTTATCTTTAGATTCAACAACAGGTATTTCTCCTATATATTCATCACCTAAAAATATAATTCTTGTACCTCCATCAGGAGCCATATCAGGATCAAATGTTGCTTCACTTACAGAAACTCCTTGATATGTAGCAGATGTAATGCTATTAGGAATATCATGACTTTCTCTAAATTTAGAAGAATTAGCAACTTTTTCCCAATCACCAAACCAGTTTTTAAAGGCTTTAGTTCTTACTTGAGCATATTGCTTTTCTGTAAGATTAGACACATTACCATTAGGAGCAAGAAGTTGACCTTTTGTATTTCTAGGAGCACGACTTAATATATCTTGTTCTTCTTTAGTATAAACAGGTTCTGCTTGTGAAACAGGTTGTTCTGTAATACTACTTTCAAACTCATCTATTAAATCATCACTAATATCTATAAAATCATCATTGCTTTCATCAGTTTCTTCTGCTTCTTCATCTTGTACTTCTATTTTTTCTTCATTTGTTTTATTGTTTTCTTGAATATCATTATCATTGTTTTCTTGAAGATTTTTATTATCTTCTTGTTCAACATTTGATTCTCCATTAACTGTTTGTGTTTCTGTATTTTGTTTTACATCTTCACTACTAAGGTTTAACTCTCTAATAGTATTTAACTCTTTTTCATAAAGACTTCCTTTAGTTATATCCCAACCAAAAATATCACTAAGAGTTTGAAGTATCTTTTGCCATAAATTCTTAGCACCACGTTTAGTAGGAACAGAAGTTTTAATACTATTAAGATATCTAGCAAGTTCTTCACTAGTTAAAGACTCAACAAGAAACTCCTCTAATGCTCTAAGTTCAGTACTTTCGTTTTCAAACAAATACTCTCTAATATGATCATTTTTTGGAACATTATTTTTATCTAAGTATTCCTTAAATTCATCATATATAGATTTGACACTTCTTACATATCCTTTACTTTTACTTAACTTATAATGAAGTTGCTCATGTATAAGTTTACGAATAGCTTGATTGCGAGTATTAGGATTATTAAACATGTCAACCCAACGTGGACCTACAGTGATTTTCTTTGTTTTATCATTGTATTCAGCATTTATAGTTTCATATCCTTGTCGCTTGTTGAAATTCTCATCAAAGATAAGCTTTTCCGGTAATAATTCCAAGTCTTTTAACGATTTTAACTGCTTGCCATTGAACACTAAAGCAGCAATGTCATTTCCTACATGCTTACTCTGTTGTGTTCCATTAAGAATAGCAAGAGCTTTTTCAGGAATAGATACATTTTTAACATTAGAACCAACAGGCTCTACAGGTTGTTGTTCTTCAGTAGTACCTTCTACGGGGGAGCTAGTTGCATTATTTATTCTAATTTCTAATACTTGATTAGCACTTTGTGTTCTACTACCACGAGGATTGAAATTACTTGTTCCTCTTTCATTTGGTTTAGTATTAAGTCTAACTAGATTATTATTTAGAACAAAAGCATTATAACTGTTATAACTCCAAGTCTTGTCACCTATAGTTATTTCAAATTTTCCATTTCTACGTTTTGCTATACCATTTAAAATAGTGTTTGTAGCATTATCTGAAGCAATATATGTAGGATTAAGATTGAATCTAAGGTTATTAAGAAGTTCAGTAATAGCGTCCTTTGCGTTCTGACTTTCTAATGCCATTCGTTTTTGTCTATATCCTCTAGTATTTGGTTCATATTCTGATTTAGAAACATCTACGTTTCCATCTTTAGCATTTATGACTATTTTAGTTTCATTATTCAAACTAATACCAAAAGTATTACCTTGTTCAAATAATGTTAAATTCCAAAACAAACTACTATTTCCATTACGATTACTAAGAACAGATTTTACAAAGTCTTTTACTTCATTAAAACTTTTTTGAGTAGGATTCTCAGAATGATTATCTAATAGTTCCAATACTTTGTTTTGAAAAGCTTTAATAATTTCTTTAGCTTCTTTTCCAATATAGTTATCAGTAATATCAGCAGGATAAGCTTGAACATATTCATAACTTCCGTTTCTATTAGGAAGAAGAACGAATGTATTCATTTTGCCAACACCTGAGAAATTAATAGATGGCATACCAGAAACAGTAAGAGTATTTGGTGTTCTAGAAGAAATAGCTAATTTATGAACAACAGGATTAACACCACCAGCTATAGCTTTGTTTGCCGGAAGTGCAGCATCTTGTCCATTAGTTTCAGAAGCTCTAATAATTTCTCCATCACTTATATTAGCAACTTCTACCTCTCCGTTATTATTTATAAGATTCCTTACACCATCATAGCTATTACGAAGTTTAGAAAACCAAGAATCTAATGAGTCTTTAATACGCTTATTTTTAGATAATGTAATCTTTCCATTAGAATAGCTTTGATACCTCCAAAGTTTAACAAGTCCATTTATAAGTTTTCCATTTTCTACTTTGTTATCAATATAACCTTGTGCTTTAGCTGCTTTAATTTCTTCATTTTCATTAAATTTAGCAAGAAGTTCTTGTTTTCTTTCAGGACTTGTTTTTTCAAATGCTAATTCATATATAATAGCATTCAACTCTTTACAATCATCGTTTTCTTCATTGAGCCAACGAGAAAATAGAGTTTTAAGCTTACTATTTATAGTACCACCAGATTGAGTTAGAATATCATATTTCCAACCATCATTAGTCATTTCATAAGCTCCTGTTTTAGAATTTACTCTAGGTATACTAAGAGTACCGATTGTTCTTCCTTTTGTATCTTTAAGAACAATTTTATTATCTTCTCTTGTATATGTGAGCTTATCTCCTTTATTAAGAGCTTCAATCGCATCTTCAAATTCTTCAATTTCTTTTTTAGAAGAAAGAGAATTACGAAGATCCCATATATTGACTCTCTGAGTAGTAGTATTTGAAAATCTTTCTTGATAACGTTGAGTAGCAGATTTGGCAATATTCTTTTTAAGAGTGTCACTATTTTGAGTTTCATCTGTAGTGATAAACTTTGTTTTAGCCTCAGCTGTATTAAGATATACTTTAAGACCATCGAATATCATATTAGACATTTGACTGTCATTAGTTATAATATTTACATATCTAAGTAAATCTTCAAGATTTATATATTTTTTACCATTATATTCATTGATACCGAGTTCTTTACAAAACTCGTTTATCATATTTTTAACAGCATTAGTATAATCTTCAACAAAAGGATTTTTATTTGTAAGCTCCAAAACACTAGACTGCATAGCTACATCATCTACAGCATTTTTCATTGTATCTTCAGAAGCTTTACCTTTTTTACGCTCGATAACTCTTTTAATAATAGCTAACGATTTATTAACAGCACCTTCTACAACTTGTCTATCCTGTCCTTTTTTAACTTCAGTATTTACGATTTCTTTAGCAATAGCATCTAAATCTACATCATTATTAGCTTTAAATTCTCTTTGGAATCTACCAAGACTAGACATACGAATTTCATCTTCTGTAGTTGTTTCATCAGGAACAACATAATCATATACAGAAGCTGTATCGCCTGTAGGAATTTTTCGTTCTTGTGGAGCAACTGTAGCAGTTTGAGGAGTTTCCTCAACCACACCCCCCGTAGATGGTTTGTCAGATGTATTATCCACTGTGTTGTTAGTATTGTCCTCTACAGGTGGCATAGTTGTTTCAATACTTTGTCCTGTAGTATCACTGACATTTTGATCTGTAACGTCATTAGTACCTTGTTCTATTGTTTGTTCTCCATTTGTTTCAGTACTTTGTTCTCCATTTGATTGACTGCTTTGTGATTCTGCTTGTTGTTCTTGTTGTTGAGCAGCTTGATATTCCAAAGTATCAGTATTAACTAACGTACCTTGCTTATATATTACAAGTTTACCCTTTTTGTTCTTTTTGAAAATAGGCTTTTCTACAACTTCATAAGGACGCATTAAATCTACCTCGTCAGCATTAGAAAAGAATCTATTATCATTGAGAGCACGTTTATCATCTCTTACATCAAGTGTAAAAGTGCCATCATTGTTATCATATACTACAGCACCGCCATTATCTGTATTACTATGTCTAGTACTAGTTAGAACACCTTTTATAAACTGAAATTTAGCATAATAAGCAGGCTTTCTGCTTTCCGTTTCTTGTGGGTCTATTGCTGGCTGATTTTCTTCCTGTTGCTGCGTTTCTTGCCCTGTGTTGGCTTGTGTTATTGTTTCCGTAGTATTGTTCGCCTCCTGACCTATCGTGTCTGCAATCACTTCTGAATTTGTGGTGTTTTCCTCACCTTGTTCGTCATTGTCAACACTATCATCAGCACTATCTCTACTAGCCTCAATAGCATCATATTGTCTAAACATCATTTCAAGTTGCATTCCAAGATATTTATTATATGACTTAGTTAGAGCAAGAACTTTTAGTGCATCATCTAAATCTCTACGTTCATTTTCAGAAAGAGCATCAATGCTACCAGGTTCGTAGCCGTATGACTTAGTTATATAATCTTCTACATTGTAACCATATTTCTTATAAAGATTAAGAATAGTTTTATTAGCTTGTTCTATAGCTGTAACACGTGCCTCATTCATAGTGTTATGAAGCATATTAGCATAGCTTTTAACCTCATCTACAGTACGAACAAGTTCAGAATTTAACATCTTACTTGAAAGTTCTGTAGCAGCACGAACAGCATACAAATCGTTAAGTTCTGGACTTATTTGCTTAAGAGCAGAAAAACTACTTCCCGCATCTTGTTCAAGAACTTTATATTTTTGTAATTCTTCTTCATTAAGAACAGTTCTAGCTCTATCCGATAAATCAAAACCGGTTAGACTTGCAAATGTTCTACCAGCCATATCTTCTGTTCTATTTATGATTTGACTATCTCTATATTCAAAATAGTCAGAAGTGTCAGAAGTTGTATATTTTCCGTCTTCTCCTTTACTATATCTAAGAGCCAAAGAAGTAGCAAATACTAGTTCTTCATTTGATAATTCGTCTTCAAGCGTTTTAATCTTTTTATTTATATTTTTAAGAGAAATAGTTTTACTAATACTATCTTTTTGTTTTATAACATTTCGTTTTTCAGCATAAAGCTTTCCAAGTTCTGAAGATATAAGACCTACCTTAATATTGTTTGCATGATTTATATTAGGATCTAATTTATCTCTAAATTGGTCTTCGAGTTGGGCTATTCTAGCACTAGTTCCTGCAAGAGATAAATCATTTTGTCTAAGAGCTAATTGTGTATGAACATTATTATTAGCCATAATTTGCATATACTCAGCAATCATATCGCTTCCAATACGAGAAGAAGCATAATCTATAGCAGTAAGTTCTTGTTCATACATATTTGCAATTTCATCCATACGACGAACAGCAGAATCTATATATTCCTTAGACTCTGCTTCAATATCAGAAGCACTTTTACCATTTTCTTCAGCTTTTCCAAATACTCCACTTTCTATTAGATTCTTACGGACATTGTCATTTTTAAGAAAAGCTTTAAGCATATCATAATTACCACTATTCATTGCTCTAAGAGTCATACTAGCAATAAATTCATCTTTAAGTTTTTCTCTAGCAACATTTGCTTCTTCTTCTGAATTAAATTTTACTTCATTGCCTTCAGTAGAGTTATAAATGTCAATACCTGAATTTATTTTATCAAGCTGTTTTTTATAATTTGCAAAGTCTGTAGCACGAGCTTCTATTTCAGATATACGTCTTTGATTTTCAGGAAGTTCATCAAGTTTATACCAAGGAAGCTTTTTCTTAGCTTTTTCATCAGCATCTGACTTTTCAAATTTTTGACCTATTCTTTTAAGTGCACTACCTCCAGCTTGAAAAACTACACCACCAAGAACACCCCAAAATGCTGCATCATATAATTCTGGAGCCTGAAGATAAGAACCTAATCTTCCATCAAAACCATTAATTATATTTTCCCAAACTCCTTTATTTTCTCCTTTTTCGCTACCAAGCAGAACACGACCAAATCTCATACCTTCTTCTGTAGCAATGTAGTTAAGAGCCTCTTCAGCACCTTCACTTAATTCAGAGCCAATAATAAGTTTAGAACCATAAAGTTTATCGCTAGCCCACTCACCTGCTTTTTCCATAAAAGAACGTTGTGATTTAAGTTTAGCAATTTCTTCAGGTTTTTTACCAAAATATTTTATAGCATCTTTCTCAGCACGTCTTACAGCAGATGGTGTTCCATTAGCATTTCTTAGACCTTTCCAAGCATTTCTAAGTCCATACATTTGTACCACATCCCAACCAACATTAAACCAATCAAGTTGGAATGTTCTATCAGCAGCAGAACTTGAAACATATTTAGCAACACTATCTTTATCTGTTATGTCTACTCCTGCTTCTTCTAGATTATCTTTATTTTGCTCTACAAAAGCATTATAATTGTCATCGTCTTTAAGATATTCAGAAGCCTCAGCATACATAGCATTATATGTTTGTCTAGCTTCTTGATAGTTTTCCATTGCTCTACTAAGAGCAGCAGTTGTTGCATTTTCTAAAAACAAAGAAGTTTGTTTAGCTGTACTAGCACTAGTAAGAAATCTTTGTACACTGTTTAATTTAGTAAGTTCAGCAATCTCTTCCGCACTTTTACCTGCTTTTCTAAGAGCTTCTGCTTCTTTCATTTTACGATTAACACCACTAATAGCTCTTACAGCATTTCTAGTTCTAGAACCTACTTTACCAAGTTTTCCAACATATGAAGCTCCTTTTACAATACCACTACTAGGTAAAAGAAGGGTTAGTGAACTAATAATACTCGGAATATTACTAGCCCACCATCCAGGATCTAGCAAACCACCATTACTTATATGTAAGTTTGAGTCACTATAAATAGGTGCAAAATTACGAAATTCCTCTTGCTTTTCTTCAAGAAGTTGACTAACAGGATTAGAATAATCTCCGTCAGCAAGACCTACACCCTGACCAATTAAATCAAATAAGTCACTAAAACCTTTTGCTGTTCCAAGAGTAAGCTCAGATACTACAGTTTGGGCAAGAGCATTACCAAATTTAGAAAAAACTCCTTGCTCTTCTGCAAGTTGTGAATCAAGATTCTCCCAAGGACTCCAATTCATACCTCTTGCTCTATATTTATCAGCAGTTTTAGAATCAATAGAATATTGATTCATTGCATCTGCTACAGCCATATTTACAGCAGCATCGTTGTCAGGCTCTAAATCCTGAACAACAATGCTTCTAGGTTGTATATTCTTTTTAGACTTAGGCTTAAAAAGAGGATTTGGAACTTCTTTTTTACCTTCTTTATTTATAAAATCAAGTATATCCATAATTAATCATTATTTATAATTGCAGCCATAATTTTGTCATAAATATCAAACACATCTTGATATTTATCGTAAAGTTGATATTGCATTTTAGACGCATATTTATCAGCAACTGTAGCTCCAGCTCCTTTTTTATCGAATATATCTTGTACTGTAACTTTATCGCCAAAGGAAACTTCTGGATTAAGCTCGTTAGCTGCTCTTACAGAAATAGCACGAGCCATATTTTCATAACCGTCTGTATCATACATTGTACCTTCTTTATTGGTAAATTGATATTTGAGGTTAGCTGTTGCATCTTCTACAATCATTGTTTTATTGATTGCTTTTATTGCATCATCTTTAGCTATTTCTTGTCCATCACGCCAAAATCTACCATCAATAGAAGAATAAATTTCTTGACCATCAGTTGTTTTAAAACTATAACCGTAGTCTTGCATTGAATTTATTTCTTGAATAGCACGAGAAGAAGTATTTCTATTTATTTTTTCTTGAGCAAGTTCAGACATAAATCCAGGAATAAATATCTGTCTACGACGACGTTTGACTTGATTCCTAGTGTCTTCATCGTTTATGTTTTTATTATCAACTTCATCTGCATCTATTGTAACAAGAGTTCCTACTTGTCCATTTGATACCATAGCATTAAAATGAAGACTTTTAGGGTTAGCAGCAGTTATACTTTGAATCATCTCAGAACGTTGTTCATTGCTTAATGAAAGCAATGTTTCATCTGTTGCTTCATCATTATAAGCATTACTAAACATTTCATAGTTACCACTACCTAAACTTCTAACAGCTTGGTCTAATATACTACCAACAATTTTTCTTTGTTGATTATATTCTTGTTGAGTTATTTGACCTGTAGCAAGCAGTTGATTTAATTGTTCGAGATTATCATCAAGAGAAGGACCAACAGTAGAAGAATAATCTTTTTCTCCCATATCCAATGTGTTAAATGCTTCTGTTTTAGTTTCGTCAGCATCAGAAATCATATTGCGAATTTCAGTCCAATATAGTCTACTTAAAGAAGAAGAATCTTTAATTTCTTTTCCGTCTGCTGTATAGCCTTTAAGTTTAATATTATAATCACTATCACCACCTATATCGCCTCCGCTTGTTGAAGGAATAGCATTATAAATTATTTTATTTGCTAAAGGATTAGACTTATCAAATTTAATTGTAGTAAATCCATCTTTATGTGTTATTTCTACTCCAGCAGATTTAAGTTCTTCTTCATTAAGTCCACTATTGGCATAAAAAGCTTCTACACTTTTTTTAGTATTGTCTTTAGCTAGCCAATCTATACCAAACAATTTTTGCTTTTCTGGAGCAAAAGTAAAAGATATAGCAGTGGCTTCTTTGTCTATTTTATTAGCATATCCTATAGGATAGTGTTTATGTGTACTTCCCAGTTGTCGTTTAAAAAGAGCAAATCGTTCAGCATAAGGATTGTCTGAAATTTGTTCAAGACCTCCATCAACAAAAACATTATCTAAAAATGATATTTTGTTAAGTTTATCATCATCGTCTATCCTGCCATAAACAGCAGCTATTTTACGACCTTCTCTGCGAAGATTTAAAATATCATTTTCATGTGCTCGTTGAGTAACAGGATCATCAAAATGATATTTAGAAGCATAATCTGCTGCATCTTGATATTGTCTGTTTGCTATAAGCTGTTGAAAAATATTATTATTAAATTTATATTTACTTACTCCGTTTCCTTGAGGAATAGAAGTTTTCTTAGTTGGGTCATAATATGAATAATTACCAAAAGATATTTTCATAATTTCATTATTTTAATGTTATTCAAATCTTGAACTAATATTATTAGCAGAAGTTCCAAGAATATTAAAATTATAAGTTCCTTTCCATCTTGTATTAGGACCTTTCCAAAATCCTGTATTTTGGCTATAAGGAGAACCTACACCAAGTCCAGTTCCTATGCTACCTCCAGCACCAGAACCTGCACCTTGATAATCGTTGCTTTTAAAACTTTCGTTTCCACTAGTTGCCCATTTATATGCTAATGTGTGTGCATATTTATTATCAGTAATCATTCTAGCATAATATTCTTTATAAGTGATAGGAGAACCATTTTTATACATAAGTTTTTTACGAGCATCTAATTGCTCTCCTATTATATCCTTATTTGGGTCATCATCAGCAAGACTGTTATATTTTTCTTGAAGTCTGTTTAAATCAAATGTTGCAACATCATATGCTTGTTCTGCTTGACGATAACCATCAGGTGTTGAACTGAGAAGTTCGTCAATATTTCCAAGAATATCTTCTACAGTAATTTCTTCTGTACTACTACTTTTACTCCATTTGTTTCCATCACCAGTACCGTCTGCGTTTGTGGTACTATGTCCTCCACCTCTTGTAGAAGATCCTTTTTTAGGAGTTATAAGTTTAAAAGCAGTAGCTGCTTGCTCAGCCCAATTTATATCTTTAACAGGAGTCAATTCTGATTTCCAAGGAGAACCTTCAATATAATTACCTGAAGCATCCGTATTGTCAGTATAAGAATATTTATTTTTATTAGCCCACCAATCATAAGTGTTTTGACTAATTTCTCCTCTATCTCTGCGAGCTTGCTGTGTTTGTAATTCTTTTTCATATGCTTCTTGTGATCGAACTCTACCAAGAATACGAGGATCTTGAACTACAGATCCAGCTAATAGTGTAGCATTACGAACAGCAGCCCCATAATCTCCAGAATCAATACTTGACTGAATTTGATTTTTAATGTCATTTTTATATCCTTCAAACCATTCAGCTTCAGAAGGATTAAGTTTTGTTTCAAGTTCACCAAGTGTTCTATCAATAGCACTTTTATTTTGAGCTGCTTCTTTCATACGAGCTTCTCTTTGGGCTAAAGACTTTTCAAGAAGACTCATATCCGCAGCTTGGTATTCATATTGTGAAGGAGTAAAAACAACAGGATTAAACTGTGGTGTTTTAAGACTCATTTTAGATATATCTGGCATAATTGTTATAATTTAAGAAAAGTTATAAGCAGAGGCTAATTCCTTAGCATATTGTTTAAGATTACTATCAGAACTATTTTTCCAAGTATTCCATAAATTATATGCTTGTCGTCTGTTACCTACTGTTTTAGTATTTGCTGTAAGATAGTCAACTTTATTTCTGCTATCAGCACCAATTAACACATTTTCTCTATTTGCTCGTTCAGTTCTAATACCATTTGCTGTAGAAGCAAAGCCTTGTGCAGAAGCAGACAAAGCAGAACTAAAAGCATTAGCACCAGCTTGTAACCCTTGTGCTCTAGCAAGTCCAGATTGACTAATAGCATCAGCATTAGCCTGACCTATACCAGCAATCTTAGCATTTTCAATATCATTGTTATATTGAAGTAATGATAAACGAGCAGTATTATATCTTTCATTTGCCTGAGCATCACGATTAGCATTGTCATTTGCTACATCAGAAATACGTTGAGCATTTCCTTGTTTAATACTTTCACGTATTTTATTGGCATCAGATTCTATACTATTTATAAGATCATTATGCTGTGTTTCCGCCATAGACATTCTATCTTGTGCTGCGGCACCACTCATACTATATCTTTTAGAATTAGTAAGTCTACGTTGTAAAGATCTATCTTCAGCAGCAGTTTGAGCATTAGTATTAACTATTGCTGCACGAATAGCAGGCATAGAATGAGCAGCAGCATAATCGTCTTTATTAATAAGACTCATATCAATACCGTGCATTTGTCTGTAAGCATCTGATAGAATACCAGCAGCTTGCATATTAGCTTTAGCTATACGATCAGCAGCTGCTTTATTTGCACTTTGTGTAATCCAAGCTCCACCTAAATTACCTAAAGCATTTATGCCTGCACCTGCCCAATCAGTCCAACTACCAGCATTAGCCTTACGTCGTCCACCACAAGCTAGTTTTTTACGAACAGAAGTACCATTTTTAGCTTTATTATCTTTATCATACATGTTATTAATAGAACCATATGCAACTCCTGTAGCAATAGGTGCCATTCCATCTCTACTTAAATCAGGAACTCGAGCAGTAGAAGAGAAAGTATCGTAGGTTAATCCTCCAATCATACGTTTATTTGTTTTACCACTGTCAGATATGCCATTAGCATTTTTAATTTGTTCTTGTATTACAAATGCCTCAAGAGGATTCATTCCATTATTTACAGCTTTAGCTGGATTAAATCCTTTAATAGAATGTCTACTAATAAACATAGCGTCAGTAGGAGTTACTAAAACATATTCTCCTTGATTTCCATTTTGATTGCCTTCACCTTCAATAGTCTTTCCATTAGCAAATTTGAGACCAACTCCAGTCTTGTGTTTACCAGACTTAGTTTTATGATAGTGTTCATGGTCATTACCTTTTATTTCATACATATCAAAGCCTTCAGGAGTAACACCAACAGGTATTACTCCACCACCGTCAGTAACAACAAAAGGCATATTAGTTGGACTATAGCTCCCCCGTAGAAATGTATCACCCTGTCCATCAGCTAATTTCATACTCATTCTACCACCATTACGAACTTGTATTTTTGAGGCTTCAAGTCTATCATTCATATTTTGCTGACCAGTAAGCATTTGAAGATTAAGTTGAATATCTTTTTGAAGTTCACGATTTTCAGCATTTTGTTCTTTAGTGAACTCAATAGAACGTTCTTGTAATTCTTTAGACCTAGTTGTTTGGTCTTTAATAGCATTTGCTTGTTTTGTTGCAGCACTAACTGTAGCTTGAGCTTGTTGTCTAGCTGCATCTTTAGCTGCTTTACTGCTTATTCCAGCAGCAGTCATTTGTCCTGCTACATTTATTGCAGCAGCACCAAGAATAGCAGCTTCTTGTGAACCGAAAAGAGCTTTCGGTCTACTATTTATAGTTTTTAATTTACGTCTTACCATAATATTATTTTAATATTTTTGATTATTTATAAGTACATTTTCAAATTTAATAGGAGTTCCGTTGATGAAACCAAAAGTTAGAATAAAGTATCTACCATACACTAAACTGTTATTATCAGAATTAGGATGGCGAGTCTTTTTCTTATTATCAACAACTAGATCAACACCTGGCTGATTAGGATATTGATAAACATTATCTGCATTAATTGCATTTCTAAAATAATTAGAAGTCCAAAAACCTAAATCATATTTAAACCCTTTATAATCCAATAGTGAATTAGGTCTTGCAGTATCATCAACATTTGTTACAACAGGTGTTGATTTACATTCATCTGTAATTGCAAAGAACTCTTTAACAGGATTTATTTTTGTATTACGAGATATATCAAGAATCGTTTTATCTTTAGCTGTATTTGCAAACATATTTGTTTTATTTAAATCTGCAATATATTGAATACTGTCTAAAGATGCTCTTTGAGATTCATCAGGAAACAGAATTACAGATATTGAATGTTTACAATCTTTATAAGTTCCTTCATCTGGAGCATCTGTAAGATAACTATCTTTTGTAGCACCACCATATAAACTTTCTGTATTTATTGTATCTGCTTCATCAAATAGAGTACAAAAGTTTTTATTATAAGAATAACAAACATCTCTACTGTTAAATGCTTTTTTAAGAGTGATATCATGAAGAGAAACAAAATGTTTAGTCTTATAATTAAAACTAATAGTTATTTCTTTATTACCTGTAATGACGAAATTTATAAGAATACGCGTATTCTTGTCATCATGAATCATTCTACATCCAATAGGCTTATAATAGTTTATAATTTTAA